CAGCTTTTCGGCTTTGAGAGCTTCCTTGGTCGCCTTCTTCTCGGCGTTGAGAGCTTCCTTGGTCGCCAGCTTTTCGGCTTTGAGAGCTTCCTTGGCCGTCTTCTTCTCGGCTTTGAGAGCTTCCTTGATCGCCAGCTTTTCGGCTTTAAGAGCTTCCTTCACGGCCAACTTGGCCGTCTTCTTCTCGGCTTTGAGAGCTTCCTTGGTCGCCAGCTTTTCGGCTTTGAGAGCTTCCTTCACCGCCAACTTGGAAGCCCGACGAGCTTCCTTTGACGCAGCCTTGGCGATTTTGATAGCGCTCTCAACCACCGCGGTTGTCGCTTTGGAGACCTTCTTCTCAGTCTTCTTCGCTTCGAGAATGATGGACGCATCCATAATCTCCTTGGTAATCTGGGTAACAAGTTCTCCAACGGTAATTTCTTGGTCGTATTTCTTAAGATCATCCACGAGATACAGGTTTTTGAGGGGGTCGTTCATTGCTGAGAGCAGTTGAACGGAAAGGTTAAAAGTAATATACGAATAATTATAACTATTGGATAGCGAGTGCTATCAAATTTTTATACAACCCCTTAATGGAATTTCATACCATATAAAATATCAGGCATATACCATGTCGTCCCGATGCTGAACAATAAACAAATCGGGCCAATCAATTTCTAATCCAGAATGTATAACAATTGGCTCGGTCGATACTTGATTTCCTACTGAGTGATCAAGTGCTATATCGACCATTTTCCATCGCTTAGAATCATGGGAATATCTGGGTAGCGGATGCTTAATAAATTCTAATACTACAAATGTATCGGGGTCTAGATAATCGGGGATACCTTTTGCCCAGTTGTTTGGTCGGCATACGCAGTGTTCTTTTCCATAAAAAGCTATTATAGGCGTCGCGGAAAGCTTAATTTTCTCCCCGATACGACGATTAATCGCGTAACGCACTCTATTATAGTCGCGGAGATTTGGGTAGGCTCCTGGTTGTGCGTCGGGAAAATCTCCTGGTAGTACATTAATTACCTTGTTAATAGCAGTGTATCCGTCGGTGTAGGATTGTATAACCGACTTTCCAAAAGAACTAAAAAATTTGCTAATTTGTGTTTCTGGAGAATTTTGACACCCTTCGACCAAAGGTTCAAAAAAAAGAGTTTTATGCGACGATTGCAATGTATTTACTAATAGCATTAAAAATTCTATGTGTTCAACTCTTCCGTGGGTATCCTTAACAATCACGTGCTTATTACCTACAAAACGTGTTAAATATTCCGCAAGAGTTAGCCCCATTTCTCGGGGACGTGCTACTGCCTCTTTAACGGCAGTCTTAAAGCCTGTGAAATTGGCACCATAAGCCATTTGCCGTAGGGTTATCTCCCCATTCACTCTAATAAAATTTTGGGGTACCATCCTTGACGCCATATGCTATACATAGCCTGTTAAGTTTAAACTATTAATACCACACACCTCACTGTTTAGTCCTTTTTGAATATAAATAAGCTATTTAAATCTGATATCTGACGTTCAACACTGGTCATATTCTTTAATCTTAAATGCTTTTTAATTTCAGACGGCAGTAAGCCGATATCCTCAAACTTCGTTATTTCGACGCGACTAATCCCATGTTCCGCCAACCGGGACTCGAAGTAGTCAAAATTAACCAGATATTCTACATTCACTGTCCCGATAGTGTACATATCCACCTGTATCTGCAATCCCAAAGACGAGGCGTCCGCGACAAAGGATTTGTCGTCTGAATACTGTTTATCTATCCTTAGTAGTGTTTGTTCCCCGACGGTGTATTGGACATCGCGGCGTTCAGCCAATGTATCATAAATTTTATCTCCGTCAAAACAGGCGCCGATTAAGTAGCCACCCACCTTAATATTATCGACAACGTTCTTAATAAAGCCGTCTAATGTAGTTATATCCTTAAAGAAGTAGTGCAAGGCAAACATTACTGATAGTATATCAAACTTTCTACCTTCAGTAAATATCTCGGGCAAATTGTCCTGTAAATTCAAGGAAGTGTTCAAAGTGCCAAATACCATTGTTGGTACTCTAGCAGATTTCTCTTTCATACGACCGTATCGGACCCAAGCACCGTCCTCCGCATTTCGGATATTATCATCCGAAATATCAATTCCTACACAATCGTGAATGTGGTTTTTTTGCCATTTAAAAATGTCTCCACCTTTACCACATGCTAAGTCTAAAAGACTGATATCATATTTAAAACCATATTCTTTGCGAAGGGCTCGAACCACAGTTTTTATCAGGCGGTCGCTTTTAATGTACTTATTGTGGTAATTTTGTAAATTTAAAGTAAGAGATTCACCCCGCGTTTTATACTTGGGTTTATAATACGCCGAATGCGTGTCCTCGTTAGACGGGATATTATCACCCGTTGTTATCATATGTTCCGTAATTGGTAAATGAATAGCCTTCCATATTTCACCTGCCACATATTGACTGTTACCAAAATTATATCGAATATGCCCGGAATACACGTCACTATAATCCTTGTATAACGCTTCGATATCACGTACATTCGTTAATGGAACATTTTCGCCTCGAATTCTTTTGGTGAAGAATTTTCGCTGTATAAACTGCAGAAAACTATACTCGGCTTTGTTGGTTTTTTTCCTCATTAATTCAATAGCCTTTTGTATCTTTTTGAACGTCTCTTTCTGGTAGTTAATTAAAGTTCTATATTGATATGTTTTATCGTGCCGAGTTCGCAGAATACTAAACTGATCGTATTTACTTTTACCAGGAATGTAACTTACTTCGACGATAGTATCATCTTTTACAAGATTTCCCTCCAAATCGATAATATTATTGTCGACGTCTAATTTAAATAGTCCAATACATTCTTCGTCTGGGTAATTGGTTGGATAAAACCGGACTGGCTTTGATTTACCGTTAACTTTACCATTATTATAAAACTCAATCACGGCGTACTGGTCTTTACTGTTAGGCTTTCCAACTATTTCATTTTTATATATAGACGAACCATTATAGCTGGAAGACTCATATTTCTTAAAGCGGATTAGAAAATCAATGGTATTTTCTTCCAAAGGCTTCCATTTTAAATTTCGGTGCCAGGTATTTGACGGATTTAATGAATAGTTTACTAACCTGGGTGTGTAACCAACTGGGTCAGAATATGGAGTGTATATTAATCCATCTAATTTATATTCGAACTGATCTTGTTCATCCCAAATTTTTTTCGATTGGTTAAAAATGTTGTCAATATCATTTGCCACATAGAATTTTTTGCAGAAATTTTGCACAATATTCCACGAGGCCCCCGACGGGGCGGAATTCTCAACTACAGCATATTCCAAATTATTAACGAATTTAGTTGCTAAGGAAATCCGGTCAGTTGGAGCGGCCGCGTCTGGGTCAATAATATCAGTTGGCTGTTGTAAAATTAAACCGCATTTATCGACACCCCCATATATATAGGCATCGTAAATCCCAAATTTATGTATCGGTTCGCGGTGCTTATCATAATTTAAAAATTCCCCATTAAATAAATACGGTTTTGCAGTATCGGTATGCGACGGATTTTTTTCGTCTCCAAGCTGTGTTTCCAGTACCCATTGTTCGCCTATAGGAAATAGGATATAACTATTATAAATCTGTAAATTGGAATCTATATAAAAGAGATAACCTTCAATATCAAAAGTTTCATATAATTCGTCACCTACGTCTATTCCATGTGTGGAATATACGAACAGCATATTCGCCAATCCGTCGGCCTTCTCAGTAACACAATATTTAGTCATAATACTTGGATCATGGGGCGATACCGCATCTTGTGGTGGTTGAATTTCATTTATATCCAACCCCTTAACTTTCGGAGAAATATAATAATTCTTTATCGTCCTTGGATTAAAGACGCCAGTAACCTCGCCAATGCGCCGTAACTCGACGTAGCGATCATTCATTAACTTTTCAACCTGGGCTTTATAGGTACTTAGCACGTTATTGCGTAAATTAGTATGCATAAATCCGGGACGTTCTTCTATTATGGAGTTCATGTATTTAACAATATTTAGGGCTTTGCTAACATTTTCTTGGAACTCCTCCATTGATATGTGGTCCGTATTTATGAGTTCTATTTCCACCTCGTAACTAATATTCTCTCCAACTATACCAGAATCAATAAAGCCTCGTTTCGGTACCATATTTAAATCAAACCGACCGTGATTTAATAGTACCTCCTTTTTAGAACTCTTTACTTTGGTTAAATCAATCTTTATAACCGAATTATATATAAACGTGGTTCTCGACTTTAATCTAAATAATTTTAGATATTTCGTCCCGCGTACGGCTTCCATTTTGTTAAATTTATCCGCTGCGTGTGCGGCTTTGTCTAACAAATCATCTAATTGTGGGGATTTAGAAACACTATCACGATTTAATACCCATTTAGACCCCACAAGTTCTAACGGTATTTCCACCTTACCACCCAATTTAGTTCGTAAGCTATATAAGTTAAAGACTCCTTTGTTAAAATCGTGAAATTTTTTAGTGGAACCAAAATAATTACTATAATAATCTATTAAGGTGGGGTCGGATAATTCATCACCAGTTAATTTATTTGAATACTCACCTTTAAATATCGCCTCAGTTGTAGCATTTTTAGGAATTATATTTGTGGAACAATATTTGCGAATTGCATCTTTACCAATAAGAGTAAATCGTAAATTTGGAATTGATGGGGAGATTAATATATCCAATGTTTCCTGAAAACCGCCATGGGTTCTATGGAATCGATCACTTTCACTGAAAATATCAATTATACGATTAAATTGGTGACTATTTAATGTGTTCGATACACCACCATACTTGTCAATATTTTGAAACGTTCGTAGCTCAGTTTCAAATTCACTGAAATTATAATTTTGTTTAATATTTTTGCAATATGCAGCAATCAATTTAGTATCCTGCTTTTCACACATATTATCCAGATTATATCGCGGGAAGCTCTCGCTTGAAAATATATCGATCAGTTCGTCCCGCGCAAAAATCGCTTTCATATCACCCTCTAACATTTGACCGTCACCACTTACACTAAGAAGTTGTTTAACATTCTTAATATGTGTTTTTAGTTTAGCCGTTTCAGAATCGGTGCTAATATCGACGGGTGCTATCATAATGAAGTCTCTATCCACTACTTCGTCGTTCAGGATATTTCCTTCTATCCGAAATACGGTATATGGTCCGACAGGCGTTGTGAACTTAATATTCCCACCACCGACGACTTCTATCAAATTTGGATTAAATAGGATTATTTCGTCGGCAATTCGGGGTTTGCGTTTTTGAAAGAATGTATCATCCAATGAAATATATGGTAGTGCCATTTGATATATATATATATAAACTCTTAAAATAAAAATTTTCAAAATCATATTTATAATAAATAGCATTCGCAGCGTAATAATTCTATTGATTACAATTAGCAATTTCTCATTAATTGGGTAACCAGTTCACTCTTACTCATGTTAATTTTGCGATTTTTCCCCATTTTTTTATACTCATAATTTTTCATTTTCGACAAATTTTGTAATTCTGGGAGTTTCGCCGCGTCTAACACAGCTTGCTTAAATATTCTATTTATATTCAACACGCTTGTTAATTGGGTTCCACGAATAAACGCATTGCGATGATGTGTTTTAAGGCAGAATATAGCGTTTCCTTCTTCGTATAGCACGACCGTCGCAATGTCCTGTATATACGGCGTCATGAATTGGGGTTCATCATCTTTAATGTACACAAGATTACAGTTAAACACGTTGGCATAAACGACCAACATTGCCAATTCGACAGGTTTATTGTTCGCGAACACATCGTCCAATGTAGATTTCTTAAAATTTTTAGCAGTGTAATTGAATAGTTTATAATAGGAGTTTTTATTGAATGACGCAACCGATAAATATTTAATTTTTTTATAATAGTCAGTATTGTTTATTGTGGAACTCACACATAGATGATTATCAATTGCCTTTAGGAAGACCTCGGAATATGGATCCGCTGAATTTTTATTTACTTGTATTGTATACAGCGACTCTGTGTTAGCCATAGCATTAAAAACACTATTAATATACGTCGGGCGTTTCGGGACAATTTCTACACTAACCCTTTTAGTATCAGATATGGGTGGGTTTACGCATTCAGTTGTTGCCCCCCGATATATTTTAACAGGTTTTACAATCTTTTTAGAGGCCGGCGTGTTTACAGGTTTTAAACTTCTAGACCCATTAGTCTTTTTTAATAGGGTTTTAAAGGTTTTAAAAAAGTCTCTATTCGACGTATAGGTTTTTAGTATCAATGGGCTTTTTTGTAGGTGGTCATAACTGTGATATTTACATGTATTGAGTTGTTTTACCAGCAAATCTAATTTTTTAAACATTCTACTAAATATATAGTTAACATTATTTAAATCAAAATTTACAAAATATATACTATATATGTACGCCAAGGTATATGATTTAGATAATACGTCCCGGGCAGCTACCTATTCAACACGAGGTAGATTATTATGATTTAACTACTCCCAACGTCAGATTGGAGGAACGGATACTGCGAGTCAGCATGAAGCACCAAAAAATTAAAGTGAAAACTCTTGGAAGTCTCGAATTAAAAATGGACCGCCTTAAAATATTAATAGTATCTATATACTTCAACCACGGATTAAAATAAGTGGTTATCCTTTACATTGAAAATTTGATATATTTTGAGTAAGATATATCATATTATAGTTTAACAATAATGGAGCCCCTTCAAATCGAGATCCGTTTTCCGAAAGCCCAGCGCGTATCAATCCCGTTATTGCGGGAGCGGTATAATATTTCAGAATGTGATATTGAAGAAATAAAAAAATTTTGGATTTTGGATCTGGTCACAGGCGATTACTGCAAACCAGGGGGGGTCTACGATTCAAATAAGTAGGCTAAATATTGGCCTCTGATTCTAAAATATTTGACGACCCCGCGTGTGTATTACCAACTGCGTCATAGTTTTTACATTTTTTCAAGAGTCGGTTAGTATGCCCAGTAAATTCACCATCGACGTTAATTAAGTCAGGGTATATTTCAGACTGTTTATTTTTAAATTCCTTTTTAGGAATTATTGAAATTTTATCTAAATAATTTTTAAATGTAAAATTGTTATATTTATTGTTCTTTAGGTTTACTATATCAGGGGGTAGTATTGGAAGAGATATTTGTTCTAACATATGACTGGATTCAATACCACTTCGAATATTGACTTCGGGGTTTAATGGGGATTTATTATTTAAAAGAATACTGTTATTTTTACAAAATTCCACAAACAAAATAATCTCTCTTAGGGTCGGGTCGTCGATGTATTTTAAGTTAAAAAAAATGCCCTTATTATTCCTTGAAAATTTTTGTTGGTGTTTTTTTATAATGTTCAATATTTCAATATGCTCGTTCCTATCTAACTTCTTAATGTCTCTTTCCAATTGTTTTTTTTCAAATAACGAAATTACCTTGTTCATCGATATACTGTATTAATTCTATATTCTTTAAATATTTACATAGTTTTTTTTAAACGACCAAGTATTTTAATATCGGGATTATTTATTACAATTTTATAATTTAAAATTTCGATAACCACTGAATCACCAACTTCAAGCGAATCTAAATTATCCAGATCGTTACACAGCATAATTTGGAAGGGTTCCGCCGAACATAACACCCCAGCAGTATTTTTACCACGGACTGAACATTTTATATTAGCGCCTACCAGAGGCACGCATATTTGTACCTTAATATTCATATTATAATATACGCTTCCATTGAAATGTGATGGTTTCATCCTTCCAACACTTCGATTGATAATATGCACTTCCGGCCCTATGAATCCTTCACTATTACATTTGTTGCAATATTTTTTTTTTATTTTAGCAATTAAAGCTTCTTCAATACTTGATTGAGCTGTATACACTTTTTCCAAATCACATGGATTCACCATTTCTACAATTGAAATTGTGGAGGGTATATAAAAATCCTTTAAATTACTAATCTCCATGATTTATAATATATATATATTAAATAAATTATAATATTTAACTATCAAATTATTATTAAACTTAATCTTCCAAATTACGATCTATTTTTTTTTTGACATGTTCGTGATAGAAAAAACGTGCACCGTCAGACCCAGATTTAATCTTCTTCTTACCATTTATATAGTAATAGGGTAAATGATCCAGGTGTCGCAACAGAAATTTTAATTCCATACACAGGTCGATCGAATTAGGATATTGTTTCCAATACTTACTCCCAACCTCGGTGTATTTTTTATCAAGTTTATTACCAGTAATTTTAATAATAGCTGAATTTATCAGTTTACCAATATCTTGTTTAGTTTTACCCCCACGTGCTGTTCCGCATAACGCCCCAGTCCGTTCAGTTTTTTTGGACTTCCTCCCTCCTTTGACGTGCTTCACCATATATGTATTATCCAACTGCACGTCCTTGTTAACAATTTGGAAAGAGTATTGCTTGCTAAACGACGTAAATCCGAAAATCTTAGCTTTAAACGGATTAATAAAGTCTTGTGTAAAGAAATCATTAAAGAATGCCTTTGATAGTGGTACGTCAGCCTTAACAATTTTACCGTCTAATTTTGTATAAATATCATAAAAATCTAACCCCACTCTACCAAATTGGGTTTTACCCTTAATTTTTTTACGCATTTTGGACGACGTCGGAATTATTAAATATTTAATTGTATCATTACCAGTAGTTGGTTTTCCAACAGAGGTGTCATACATATCTTGTGTCAAAAAATAGGAAAACTTTTTAAAATTATGCGTTTGTTGAGTGGTCTCATCATCCGCGGTGGGCGAGACTGGGTTAGATATTGAAAAATAACTATAAAAGAATATGCGTATAACCTGTTTTCTAAGAGTAGCTTTATCCCCCAGTTTAGCAAAATCTATTCGGTGTTTCCCCGCAGCGGTGCTGTTGGGTCCATATTTAAACAATCCTTGTAAATATTCTCCAGCAGATTCACCATAAATTTCACTGAACATATTTTTTAGGTCTTCATCTAACATTTTCATTGGCTTATCTTCAATGTAGGTCAAAAAATGGTTATATATAATATCGTAGATGTTGGGTAAATTATTATCCCCACCACCATCATAAAATCGGTTTAAAATTACTTTACCATCTTTAACATCCTGTTCGTCAACGGTGAAGGTTCGCTTTGAATTGATATATTTAATAATAAAACTGCCTTTCTTTTTAGGTTTTTGAATATTACTCATATTGGACTGCACAACAGATAAATCAGGCTTAGCACTCGTCTTGGTTTCATCTATGGTCTCGGCGGGTACTGTAGTATTGAATACCGACAACCTAAAATTATTAAAGGCATATTGTTTGTTGAATTGTTTTTCGCGGCGGTTTTCTAAAATATGATCTTTAAAATGGGTATTCGAGTGTTTAATAGGGCCAAACTTTAAGATACCACTTTTATCGTAACCAAATTTGGTGAAATCTCCATCGTCGTAATAGTTGATATGTAGGTTTCGTTTGGTGTTTGCAAAGGATGTTATTGTACTAAATTGGGAATATACGCTATCTAAACTAACATTCTGATCTTTGATCATCGGTACAGCGTCCTCCCAATAGGTTATGATTGAATTAAAGATGGATAATACAAGTAGATCTATTAAATTATCAGTGGTATGGTGCTGTTTAACAGTGGGTTTATCCTCGACTGGTATATTAGCAATATTAAATCTATGCTTATTAATGTTATTGGGTAAATATTTATTACGAATTAACTGATTTTTCTCAACCCCGTTAGGTTGAAATATGTAAAATATTTTTTTATTTCCATTCCTGGATATCTTACCGTGCACGCGGGTAAGGCGGTTATGTACCTGTTCCTCATTTAATATTAGGGAATCCAATGATTTAAGTATAATCTCGTCTACGTCATGTGACGACTTATTATGAGATTTAATTGCAATTTTTAATAGTTTTTTTAATTCGATAAAGTCAATGGCTAAAATATTAGTAAAAATATGTTTAATTTCTTCTTTATAATTTAATATTTCTTCCTGAAGGAGGGCGTTATCGTAGGTATCTTCATTTACTTCTAAATTACTCATATCTATATCTGGTGAGCAGGTGTAATTACAATCCCGTAGATCACATTTTATACTCCCCTCTTCGTCCTTCATAGATACTTCTCCACGCCGATTCCGACGCGAATCAATTATGGGGATATCCAAATTAAGGCTGTCTCCCAGGAATATATTGCCTTTTTTATTAAGATTACAATCTACTGCACCACGCTTTAATAATCGCTGTACGGTCAAAATTTGTGAATATTTTTCAATACTTTGTGAATATAAATTTTCATCTATTAATAGCACGGTCTTGTCCATATCTCGTCTCCGTGGAACCGAAGGCACTTCGCCGGGTGACGACGTATCTAATAACGCTGGCGTACCTTTCGGGGCTACTGACGCGTGTAAAAATATGGTGACATTGCGTTTGGACTCCTGTAACATATGGTGAGAGTATCGACGAACGGCTCGTCCGATAACTTGCCAAAGACTATTTATATTGTACCATGGGTCCATCATGTGTACCTGGCGTACATTAAAAAAAGAAATCCCTTGTTCGACAACGGATGTTCCGATAATGACCTTAATATTATGACCGAACCGATTTTCCTTGGCATTGCTGTAATCTTTTAATTTATTTAAAATATTTTTGGGGGTACTGCCAGTTAGTAATATATAATTGTTATTTGGAGTTTTAGTGCCAGTTGGGTTTTTAATTAAATTTTTGTTAGTCTGTATTTCCCCACGGGAGTTACAATAAAATCGATTAAAACCGTTTTCCTCAAGACAAAATGCTAATAATTTTGCCCCGTAATTAATAAATTGCGAATATACAAACACTATTCCGTCACTGAGTTTAATTATGTTTAATATATTTTCAAATTTCTTAGAATATTGCCCAATGTAATGATGGTTTAATATTGAACCCTTTTCCTTAATTAGGGATTCATTAATAGTATATTTCCCCGATTCCTTTATAAAAAGTTTTTTAAAGTTATCAACTACTGAAGCAGTTTTCGATAGTTTCCCCTTAGCAGTAAGTGCAGGCAATACAAAATTCGCATATTGGCGAGGGTGTATATTATATCCCCCCGATTTATTTTTTAGTAATAGACTGTTGTAATATTTATATTGCCAATTGTCCATAAAACTCCGATAAATAACTAAATTCTTATTAATCTCTGCGTAATTATACGACATTGGGTTGTGTGGTCCACCAATGATACTGGAATATTTTTCAGAAAATTGTGTTTTAAAAGAAGTAATATCCTTAATGCCAGTTAATTTTAAACACTCTGGCGTATTTGGTATATACAAATTCTCATAATCGGTATTATTCACATATGGGTATAATTTAGTAGGAAATACGAAAGGGTCCTCACCGCGCTGATAGGACACATACCCTCGTAATTTATCCAGTAAAGATTCGATCACGGTGGGGTTTTCATTTAAGGACCCTTCCTTATTAAAGTAGTCGCTTGGTACAAGAGGGGACTTGTTGTCATTAAGTCGCAGGAGATTTATCAACCATATAATTTCCACAGCTTTGTCGTACATTGGTGTGGCTGATAGTAAAACTAACTTTATATTATTTCCATACCGTGCTATTAGTTCGAGACAACGGCGGATTTTTTTGCATTCGAATGTATTTGAATTTTTTACTGAACCACCCCGAGTTTCATGTATTTCGTCTAATATGATGACAGTATCTGAGAATTTTTCCTGAATAAATTTAATTAAATGTCTATTGTGAAATTTTAATGAGTGTTCCATATTGGTATAATACACATCTAAGGACCTATCAAACTCATTGACAAAGGTTTGGTATCCCAAAATAGTATAGTATTTATTAATTAATTTATCGCGACGGCGTTTAATTTTATTATAGCCCTTCGCCGACCCATTTTTAATGAATTTAAATTTATTATACGTATCGCCAGTACATTGTTTATTGTAGCTACTTTTTAAACTTTTTAATTCCTTTTTTATATTGAATATCTCGTCATACCAAGACTCTCGCAATGTGTTCCCTGGTGTTAAAATTATTATTTTTTTATTTTTTACAGTAATCTTGGTTTTAAAGTTTTCGGCGATACCTATAGCCGCACACGTTTTACCCACACCCACCTCGTGCCATAGTAACAATCCATTATAGGGCGTTCGACCAGAGATAAAATTTTTAGCAAATTTTTGAGCGGAACTCTTTCTAAAACCCTTGGCTATAGGACCGTTGTTTTTTGTTGGCATAACATTTTGATTTTCATAAAACTCCTTTTTACTCAATAGGTCCTTAATAAAGGTTTGTCTTGTGACTATTTTAGGATAGTATTTAAATTTCGTTGGCAATTTTGATAAATTGATTTCTTCCCGATCGGCGTAATACGGTCCTCGATCAGTTGGGAAGTTCGTTATAATGGATTCAATTCCTTCTCGACAACCATCGATAAATAATTCGTATAATTTTCGTCTATCCTGTTTCTCATATGTAGTATCGCTAGTAATATCATTAATTTCCTGTAAAATCTCTTTAGTTGTCTGTGCATAGAAATTCATTAATTCGCGATTAAGTTCGTCGCGTGCATTAATGGACCAGTCTACAATGGCGACCGTGCGTGAAATTGAATGTTTAGATCCTACGCGACCTGTTATAGCAGTCGTCTCGGTCAAAATTGCCTGTTTAACTAATTCCACCCAATTAGGTTTGGTGGATTCAACGACAGTTTCGAATTGCCTCAGAACTTTTTTAAAAAACATATTACTATAAGAATACATTTTATAAATATTTTAACACATATTTCTCCACTAATTGGATAACTTCGCGTTTTTTCTTCGAATACTCTCTAACAGTAGTTATCGCGTCATTGATAGGAAAAAATTTAATTGCAGAAACTTCGGATATTTGCTCTTTCTGGGACGAAACTTCAAATACCATATCGTCCCCAATATATTTTGCTAAAAAATACACATTCTTATATTCTATGTCATCATAACTTATATAATGCTCAGTAAATTTTTTATTAACCACCTTAATTTGAGTGTTTGGAATTCCAGTCTCTTCGGTAAATTCTCGTATAGCGGTTTCGCTATTATTTTCCAATCTATTTTTCCTTCCCTTGGGAAATCCCCATTCTTGTTCGGCAAAATTACAATGGCGGCTATGTATAAAACTGTCTAAGCTTCCGTCTACAGACAAAGCTAATAGTGCATTGAATTTTTTTAATGAAATTCGGTAATCGTACCCCGGTGTAAAATCTGAGTTAGGACTTAAGTTCCACAGGTATCTCCATAACGATAAGAAATTATGGTTCGATAACAAGCTTATTTCATGGTCGGACATTACGTTAAACAGTTTTTGTATATAGTCCATTTTTTCAACCTTATACTGACCCCTAATAAACTGCACGAATCCTATAGTATTTCTTCTACGAATAAGCAGTATATTCAACGTTCGGTCTATATATTTATACAATATCACTCCAAAACTCGTCTTTGGTTCAAAGCAGTTTTTTATATGGTGGTTTAATTTTCCACAATTACGACATATTAAAACATTCTTATTCATCTCATATATATATTATAACTTTCATTTTAAGTCATTTATTTCATATGGGAAAATGTTGACGATGACAAATATTCAAACCAGAACCAGAACCGAATTGTAATTCTATTTTGCAACAATACCTTTATAGGATATCCCCAATACGGTAGTGCATCAATGGAATATGGTATACTATAACATCGATTTCATTAGCGAAATTTCCTTTTCCTGGGTCAGGATTATTTCATTGGCTAATTTCTTTAACTTAGGATTATCAGTTGTAATGTAAATCTTGTGAGTCGTCGTGAGTGCCGTTGAATGGTGGCTTATCATCCGCCGCAACCACTGCTTGTCGTCAATCGAGAATTGGCGTCGTAGCAATAGAGTCGATATTAAGACAGACCCAATGATACCAATGGAAAAAATATTAACATTAAAGTGTCCCATCGCTAAATAATGGACTATTTCGTGAGCCCATACCATATTCGAAGCCATTAGTAACCCTCCATAAAATAGCGTAGCTGAGATATATAAATCACTGAGCCGGTACGCTAAAATATTCATTGGATTAAATAGCATTCCTATAATTACCATTACGATAAACATAATTATCTGACGAGTATATAAACTTTTTTCCATTATATAATCTAACAATATTTATTTAAACTGTATAAAGTTGAGTACAATACTGCTTATATATTATACAATGTAACGAATAATGTCACGTCGTGTAGGACTAAGATCGTTATTAATTTGATTTGTAAATAATTGTGTTTAGTTCAACCAGTTGAAATGGTGAACATAAAAATTAACATACATTTTACCCAACCCCCAGAAAAAACACACAGTATTAATTTTGTAATCGCATGCGATTTAAAGATTACACCCAACTTAGTGTCTCACCCATATCGTAGGCACCAGCAGCCAATTCGGGGCTATAAAAACTATTTAGTAGGAACGAATATCCTATTAAAAAATCAACAGTTTTTCTCAATACCAATTGATTCGTTAAAGGGAGTCAAATACAAATACATTATACGAAAATATATCAAACATGAATGGTCGGTAAAAGTTAAAGATATGAAAATCAAGCATATAAATAATTCTGGAACTCATCACAATTATTTAGTTTTAATAACCCGTCCAAATAAAAACCTGTCTCAGATTTCAAACATAATTAATAATTTTTCAGAAATTAATTGGAGAACTTTTTATGAAAACTTTACCCCAACGGAACCGACCCATTTCAATAAAGCCCATATGTATAAGACCTTTCCTGGATTAGAAACCCTGAATATCACAGACACTAATCAAATAAAAATGCAAACAATTTATTCTGCAATTAGTAAAGTCCTCGAATGAGTTTATTACTAATCTATTAAAAAAGACCGAGGTTTTAATTATTTTTTGATTATGTATTGGCACCAAAGGCATGTACTTAGTATTAACAGTGAGATTTACAACTGTAATGATCGCCTACTAAATCTATATATTTGTTGAAAATTATAATATATATATATATATATAATGCTGAACAAAGAAGCACCTAAAGAAGAAGTTCCAGTTTCAACAAGTGTATCTACAGGCACCATTCTTATAAAAGGAGCCTTGTTGGTTTTTTTAGCAATGTCGGGTAATTTCCTCGCTGAATTACTTGGTTGTAAAACCCAAAAATTACTGGCCGAAAACATGTGGGCCAAACATATTATTCTGATATTTTCCATATATTTTGCCGTAGGATTTACTACCAATCTAAATCCAGTAACTAATATGCGTGATACTTTGGTGATATGGTTAATATTTTTACTTTTTACAAAGCTTTCAGTAGCCTTTACTGGCATAATCTTTATATGTCTAGCAGGACTGTACATTACTCAAAATTTCTTAGATTATTATAAAGTTCAATCTGCGTTGTCTAAAAAAACGTTGGACCTTATAGTAAAAGTTAAGAATATGTTCACAATTGGACTGATTATAATCCTTATTATCGGATTTACATTGTATAGTCGACAGCAGTTTTTGGATCATCGTGACGACTTCTCCGCTATAAAATTACTTTTCGGGACTATCTCATGTGATCACCAAGATTTACAGAATCTCACTGTATAGATTGGCTCTGCGAACGATGCGGGCCCTAACTTTCTTTACCACATGTATTACAGATATACCAAAGGAAATATATTATATATTAATATATAATATATTAATGCCTCACCAAGGCTCCGATATTATCCATATAACCTCCGAAATATCCACAATACCCCAGCCCCACCAATGGAGCGTTTTAAATGACGAATATACGATATCCACATTATTGTACCCCAAGGCGTTTAAATTTCTCAGAGACCATTATGGATGCTATATAGCGACATTATTCGCTCGGTTGCGAGCCGAAGGCAGTTGCCAAACACCTTCGCCAACGGAATCTACATACGACACCGTTAATCCAGTTAATATAAACTACTACTCCGCCGAAATGACTGAGGGTCCTACGAATTTAACAAATCTTCTAAATGTCGTATCGACTCATTCAACTACGACCGACAGCTCTGGACAATATTGCACACTCGACTTAAGCGATATGACAAAACACTCTAACCAAGCATTATGTGTCATTGGTAGCAAGGACAACGTACTACAACGATTTACAATTAAATTTTATGAACCAAATCCCGTAGGCACTACGTGGCAATTTTTATTTAACCTTGATTCTACGTACGGGGTCGTTGTAACTATTGACGGTAATATAGTCACTGAGTTTATAATTAACGAACAACCAGTTCATTGGAATGACGTTCCTCAAGACACGTGGGATGAAACCCTTACAGACCCCAAAACCAAGGTACTATGGCTTGAGAGAGGCCCGCATGAATTAGTTGTTATGTCAGCGGAGACATGTTGTGATGGGGAGGTGGGGGGGTGGGAATTTAATCGCGGTCATACCGGTTGGGTTCCTATCACAGTCGAAGCCTTGGGTCAGATTGCAGCCTTGGACCAGATTTCAGCCGTCGCCGAGACGAAAATGTATCCAACACCCGCGACCTTTTTTTTAGGAATATGTTCGTTATATATGTTGGGTGGAGTCTATACCGATATTCGCTCTCCTCCACCCACAATATCACTTAGTAAACTCGACTCTGACGTATGCTTATATTTATGTATGGGGGAATCTTCTAGGTCATCAACTGGGTTAAATCGCGAGATATTTTATAATGAATTGGAAAGTGTTAAGTATTTAGAAGATATAAACAGATCCTTGGATTCAGAAATTTGGAATGGGTATTTCGCCGATAGCTTAGTATGGTTTAATGATAAAATACCAAGGGTAAAAACGGTCGAAACCAAGATTGAAGTTGACCCCATATTAAATGGTATAGATTATCTTACCTATAAATGGTATGGAGCCGTAACTTTACCAAAATCGAGTATGGTTGGGGGCGGAATTGTTGTGGAGAGTGCACACCCATACACGAATAATTTTTCCGCATCTGGGACAGTACATATCCCCGAAGCCCTTGGACTCAGCATTATTTTTGACCCCAGGTGCTATACGGAACCCGGGTATGACTTTCTGGAAATTTATAAAAGGGACCCTTCGAATGAAGCGTTTAATATCGAAACGGACCTTATCCTCAGTATAGGTAGAGGAGAACTTGACCGTGATTCAGCCGGTGTGCTTATTTCTCACACCACAGCCAGCACCGCACTCGATATCTCAGGCAATTCACTGTGGTACAAGTTTACCAGTGATATTACTATTACCGGGTGGGGGTACAGGTTTATAGTCATTGGGACCCCTCAAACCGATATGACAGGGGTTTCGGATTCGGTAGTATTTTCTTTGACGTCCGATGACTCCTCGCTATTATTTATGTGGCCAACCACCAATGGTATTTATTCCAACGATATTTCTTTAAATTCGCCATATTTATTGGTAGATAATTCTGGGTATCATACGGGTAAAACAGTGACCGGAACTATTGACATGCTTGTGGGTATTCCGTATAACATTTTGATTATATATGGGGAACGACGAGACACCTCGGCATTTAATTTTCAATATAAAATTGGAGACCCCTCTTATAATACCAAGTGGATAACCGATTTAACTACTGTGGGACTGGAATTTAATGCAGCCCGGGATTGCCTGGATTTAACAGAGGGGGTGGAGTGTCCAGGGGAGGCTGATACCACAGATACGGGATTGAGTGGATTAAATCGCGAGGTATTTTATGATCTTTACGATTCGTCCGGATATCTCAATGATGTGGCCAACTCCCATTCCGATTCTTATCTTTGGAATGGGTATTTTGATGACAGATTAGAATGGTTTGATGATAAAGTACCTGAATTCACCGACATCGAAACCACCGCCGTGCGCCTTGACACGGGTGATATTGAGGTAATCCGCGGTGGACCCGGACCCGGCAGTGGGCGGGGGGCGATAGGTGTGAGCGAGTACTTTACGGTTAAGTGGTATGGTACGGTTATATTGCCAAAATCGGATATTCGAACTGTGATGGACGAATCAGTATCAGTAGAATTTTATTTGGAGTCAGACGACTCCTCCCTATTATTTATATCACCTACTGATACTGATATGCCCCCCGCGGACTGGTTAGACTCTGAACATTTAATAGTAAACAATTCTGAGGTACACGCCACAGAATCGAAACATGGTGATATGTACATGAAGGTTGGGACGGAGTATAAAATTTTAATTTTATTCGGTAATAGGTGGGGTCCATATAACATGAAATGTCGATATCGTACAGGTGAACATTGGGTTCACGACTTGACCGGTGGCGAATTAGAATTCTCAACAAAATGGATATACAATACCCCAAATACTATGTCATGTCCAACTACCGAGGAAATCAAGACTTTTAGATTTAATTTGGACGGCCTCCCGTATAAAGTTATATGGAACCCTAACCCCCAGAACACCTTAAGTAATAGACTACAAATCTACAAATCTAACAACCTACTTGGGGAATTCGAGATATCACAATTTACCCAAGCAATGACAGTGATTAACAGCTTAATAAGCCCAACAATCTCCGTAACGTCCACTCCATGTAGTAAAACCCCGGTATGTGAAAAAAATAGTATATTTACAGAATTTATGGTGTATAATCATAAACCCCGGAGTCCAATTATTCTATGCTTTATCATTCGGTTTCTACGCAGTATTGATTATATTGGAGGTAATAGTCATCCACGAATAAAACGCGATAATGACTTTTGTACATGGAGCGATACTATTAAATATAGTTTATATAAATGGTTAGTGTATAATTTCAACGGTAGTCAGCTTTTACCTGAACAAAAATATCACCTGAATGAAGTTAAAATACCGATAATAATACACCCACATATAAGTTACACGACCAGTATTAACATAAATTTATTTTATTTTCCAAAAGATGTTAAATATACGATACGATATGGGGGTCTATTTAAATTAGAGGAAGCCGTCGAGTTATGTGTATGTAACAAAAACACACTGTCTGGATTAATTAAAACTATAAATATTGATGGGACATATGATATTATAGTGCAGGACGGAGATATCCATCGCGGTATTGAAGGGTGTGATATTCGGAGATTGGTCGATGGCAGCTTTCCGGTAGCTGAGAGTGATGATTGGTATTCGGAACGATTCTCCTTTAACATCGACCATAATATTCTAACAGTTACCAAAATAAAGAGTGATTTTGAATGGGATTATCCGTTAAAAATCGACATTTGCTTAGCGACGGACGAAATAATATATTTATTTAAACAATATCCGATTAATTCCGATGACCTCTACACATTAGAATACTCTACTGAAATAACGCCAATTAATAGTGCCTCCAGCTTACCGATTGATATTCGCTGTAAACTGAATAATATGCTAAAACAGCATTGTGAAATATCCCATAAAATCATTAATATAATATCCCAAGAACCTCCACCCCTAACTACATTGGTAAAATGGGAACAATTAAACCTGGGGTATCATGTGGTAACTATGGTCAACACCCAATGCGTGTGTTTTCTACAAAATCACTTTAATAGTTATATTTCGGAATTATTTGGAAGAATAACTCTTGGTTCATACCGTGATCATTTTATGGGACTATGTAAATTATATATAACTGGAGGGATATTTTCCGATGCAACTGGTACGCCATTTAATATAGCGAACGGATTGATTTCCGATATAAGCGTTTACGTCTCGTTAAAATCCGTTGGGAACGATTCAATTTCAAGCAGTATGATTAATACTTCCCCCCCTAAAAATCCACTCATATTATGTTTTATATTGTGGTTTTTAATGACAAGCTCCTTTATTAAACGGGTTAATCCAAATTATGGACCAACCATATGTTATGATTGTTTAGACACTAATACACTGCGTGATAGTTTTGATTCAAGCGGTGCCAGGTACGATATATACAACTGTATTCGCTATAATTTAGACAATATTATTATTAAACCCGACCATAGATATATTATAACAAAACTAAAAATCCCGATTATTCTAGAACCCCGTCCAGGTAATGAACATTCCGTTAATTTGTTTTATTTCCCAGACAATATAGGGTATACATGCGAGGTGAATAGTGCAGTACTCTACGAGGTAGGCGATTCTGTAGAAATATATATTGAAGAAATTAAAGGGTGGGAATTAGGCACGATTGTATCTGGAAACTTTGGAGGCTCTTATAATGTTACATACCGCCAAGGAATCCCCCTATATGACATTCGGTGTGATTATATTCGGGACGCCTCGTTAACAACTGGACAACAGTCAAACTGGGTTGATATTTCGGGTGCCAACATTGTCATCGGTGCAGGTTCATATTATAATGATGCTAGAATTTCAACAACATATGAAGATATAACAAGTCTTGACGACGCGTGGGCGAAGGTAGCCGAACTGGATACTGGGGGAAATCCCATTATTATGTTTCAGCTCGAAGATTCCGGGATGAAAGTACATCGATACCAATTTCTATCTGAAGTGAGTGAGTACGTCACCCCAACCAACGAAATCCACAAAAGTGCGAGGTCCTACGTAGAGTACACTGCTGAGTACAACAGTGCCACCCAAGTCCCACCCGCAGACTTGTTCGTTGTATATGTTCGAATTGACTATTGGGGTGAGCTACCAGACCTTGTGTGTAATATTACAGACAATATTTTAAAGGTAAGTGGTCCTATAACTCACCCCATTAAAATCGATATTTGCATCGACGCTTATGAAAGTTTATATTTATTCGAAGAACGTCTTAATGCGGAGGTCTTTAATACTGCTACACTAGACGATTTTACACCATATACAGTGAATAGTAAATATGTATATATATATTCTGACGAATATGACCAACTAAATACGTGCGACTCGTGGAGGTCCTTAAATCCGCTGTACACAATCGAGTATAGTTTTTCTACACACTGCATGGCGTTTCTGCGACAAAATTTTAATCGGTTTATGTCCAGTCTGTTTATACGAATTAATCACGACCCATATAGAATGTACCTATGGGGCCTATGTAAACTATATAAAACAGGTGGGACATTTTTAACTAAACGATTAAATCCCATGAATTTAAACGGTATGTGGCTGGACAACGGTGCTACTTTTTACACCATATTAGAACCCGTGGGAGAACATTATATTTCAGCTTTTATGCTAAACAATTCAAATGCTCCTCGTGCATTAATTTTAGGTTTTATATTGTGGTTTATATTTACCACTACCCGCACTAATGGAATTAAAAATGAATACGACGAATATAATTGTCTTCGATATAATTTAAATATGGATGTTATTTTAAACGGAGTCGTACATTCCCTTACCAGTGTAAAAATTCCGATTACTATCAATGAATCCACTGCAAATAGTAATTTAATAAACCTATTTTATTTCCCAAGCGATATGGAGTATACGATTGAATTGCAACCGTCCCCATTATTCGCGGAATATCAGAGTGTGGAAGTAAAATTACCACACCAAGAAAATTGGGTTTCTGCTAACATTATCCAGGTAAATTACGGGGGAACCTATGATTTGGTTTATGTAACTTCTGGAATTAATATTTATAATATAATGGAGATACACATTCAAGCTTCCCCAGAAGATCCCGATAGCACGGTGGGAAGTCCAATTGATATAACGAATTATATTTTTGATATACAAGACAATATTTTAACTATAACGAGCATTGATGGTTCAGGTTGGGATACATTTATGGTAAACATTTGTCTTGCAACCAGTGTAAAACTCTGTATTATTAAAGAACTTAAATATAATACAAGAATTGTACTGCCCCCCGTTCAAAATTCCATAGATTACATGTGGTCTAAATCCATAATTCGTAATAATATGATCTATACTCTCGCGTCCTCGCCAGTCCCCAAGTACGTACGTAAAAGTTGGTCGTACTTAAACTCGGGTTTCCAGGTTGAAGTCAGTTTAAATGATGCATGCATACAGTTTCTACAAAAGCACACAAACAGGTACGTTACGTCGCTGTTTCAAAGGATTCGAAACAGGCAATGTAAGGAGCATTTATGGTCTCTATGTAAATTATTTATTTGTTCAGGAGTTTATTCTGAAATTAATTCAATTTCACGATTACACGTCAATGAAGTGGACCAAGATATAACGGTTTATTTAGCTACAAGTCCTCAAAAATTAACCATATCGACAATTGCGAATAATTCCGAACCAAGAAATCCATTAATCCTGTGGTTTATAATATCGTTTTTGCGAAACGAGGCATACACGACAATGAAGCATACTCTATATAACCTATATGCATGCATAAGATATAGTTTAAATATTAACGCTCTTGAAATTAATAAAAAATATCCTATGAATCATATTAATATACCAGTATACATAGGCCCTTCGGATACGCCTGTGAAAACTATAAATCTATTTTATTTTCCAGATGATATCCAATATTCAATTGAATTAGATAGTCATGTTGATGGTGCAGTGTTCGATTTTACTATACATAATAGTGTATTACGGGTAGTCCGAATTGACGTTAGTTCTGGTTGGGATTATCCATATAAGATAGATATATGCATTCTCTCATCTGAAACAATTTATTTAGTGTAGTATTTATATAAGTTCGGTTCAATTATCGGACGGGTCGTCCTCTACTACAGCCCGTCCTATATTTTTGTTCCAATCTTTTTCTGGACGATCGACTGTGGTATTTCTTTCCAGTATAGCATTTAAAATAAAGCCTTTCATACCGACTTTCCCCATTTGGTATTTTAAATTATTTGCGTCTTTCGGGAAGCATGTGCCGCCGAAGCCATACTTTCCGTCTGGTCCAGGAACTTTAGAATGACTATGTAATATGCGGGGGTCTTCGCATGCTAACTTTCGAACATTTTCATAGTCGATATCCTTTAATGTGCAAAATTCACTGATTTCATTACAAAATGAGACTTTTGTTGCTAACATACAGTTTCTAAATAATTTGATCATTTCCGCCTCTTTGTTTAACACAAAATGAATATTATTATGCTGAATCCTTTTATTTAAATGTGACAGAGTAAACAGTTCCCTAATAGTTTTTTTAAATTCGCTATCGCGGGGTCCTTGTGATATTCCGAAAATCCAATTTTGATTTTGCTTAAAATCTTCGCAAAAATTTCGCTCCGTTAAAAATTCTGGCATGAAATAACACCCTAACTGATCACACGTTCCAACGGGAACTGTCGACCGAATTATAATAAAGCCTTTGTACTGAATATTACGAAGGTTGGTAACTACCTCTTCCACAATATCTGTAAAGCATTCGCCGTTTTTTTTCATTGGTGTTGGGACACTAATAAAAATACATTCGCAGTCAATTAAATCACCCAGTTCAGTTCCAACGGGTTTACATAATGCAGGATTTATGTCGTATACAACCAATTTTACTTGGACGCACTCTAATAACATTGTTGCCCGACCCACAAATCCATTTCCAATTACACCAATCAACATATTATATGATAATTTTTTATTTTGGATAATTCGTAAAATTTAAATGTATATGCTATAATAAGATATTGCTTACATTGTATAGATGGATAAAAATTTTTTTATTAACTATTTGGGAATTTGCTTGGCCAGCACAACTGCTGAAACCGTCACATTTCCAATAGATTCTATTAAAACCCGAATGCAAATTAATAATAAGCACGGGTTTGGTTTTCATATGAAAAATCATGGTGTAGGAACGCTTTATCGCGGATTAAAACCCGCTATATGCCGGCATTTTATATATAAGGGTATTAAAATTAATTTATATGATCATTTACGCAACAAGGCCCACGACTATAATTATACAAAGACGGATATTATACCAAAAATGTTCGGTGGGGCCGTTGCTGGGATGGCAGGTCAATTAGTTGCTAATCCAGCAGATGTTCTAAAGATTCAGATGATAAACGGTGACTCGTCGATGACGCAGATCGCCCAAAAAGTGTTTAAGGATCATGGTATTCGAGGTTTCTATAAGGGTTGGTCCCCAAATGTATTAAGGGCTGGTGCTGTAAATATGGGTGAGTTGGCAACCTACGATACGGTGAAACAAATTATATTAGTATATCGACCAAAGGAAGATAATATTACATTCACAATATCCTCCTTTTCGTCGGGATTGGTTTCCTCAGTATGTTCCACACCATTTGATAGTACTAAATCGAAGATGATGGCGAATATTGATAAATATAGCGGAGTATATGATTGTATGTATAGAACTATTCAACAGCATGGGGTCCGGGAATTATATAAGGGTGTATGGGCAAATTGGTTGCGATTAGCACCATGGCAGTTTATTTTTTGGAATACATACGAGGGCTATCGCAAGTTGGTTGGTCTGGAAGGATTCTGAACATATAACGTTTATAAATTTGAATTAAAAAATCCAATAATTTTTTGATTTAAAGAATGGCAGACGCTTTGTACTCCAGACAAATAGGAGCCTTGGGTAGAGATGCTATGCGACATATCTCCAAATTAAAGGTCCTTATTTTAGGGTGCGAGACAATCGGGTGTGAGGCGGCGAAATCACTCGCACTTATGGGGGTACATACTTTATATATGCATGATACTACTATTGCAAAGAAAATTCACCATAATCGTGTGCTTGGTTCAACAATAGGTGTTAGGTTGAGTAAAAACTGTAAACTATTTATTGATTCCTTGAAAACGGACACATGCTCCCATATTATTAAAACGAAACCGCAAATCGAGGCTCTTTTCATGGAAAATTTAATAGACTGTGTTATAATGACGAACCATTCGTTTAATATCGACTTTATCGAGAGTCTATGCATTCAATACAAGAAACCCTTTATATTTGGTAGTAATAACGAACTTCTGGGATATATATTCGTTAATTTTGGTGTTTGGGATGTAATTGACCCAGACGGAGAGGCGCGGTTTAAAGGCCATGTTCAATCCAAGCAACGGGTTGGGGATAATTTTAATCTCCACTTTGATACGAATATTATCCCCACTTCTAAAAAATTTTTCCTGTCTGGGACCAGTGGCGACTGCGAGGGTATTGTGAATGAGTATTCAATTCTAAAAACCTATGATAAAAAAACTTTGGTGGCAAACATCAAATATTCAAAATCCATACATAAGATTTTGAAATCCCGGAATGTGGTATTTGGTGAGGTGCCAACTAGTGCCCAACTAAATCATAAAAAATTTAGTGAATCGATTAAGAATTTGGATTATCAATATATAAACTTGCAACATAGTTTTGGACGGGATGATACCACCTATAAAAACTATACGCAATTTTTACGAACTGCTAATGGGGGTAATTATGATAGTGACTTCCGGGAAAAACGAAACCATAAGTTTTATTTATTGGGTTCCATTGTCGGTGGAATTTTAGCCCAAGAAGTTATTAAAACAAGTGGTAAATATACACCTATCAGTCAAGAAATTTTGTTCAATTTTAGGGAGCTTCATGGGACCGACCTGTACAAAGTCCGCAACCACACCGACGACCTGAAACACTTATTGGATAAATCCCTAATTAAACGAATTAAAGGCCTAAATGCCTTTATGGTAGGGTGTGGAGCATTGGGGTGTGAAATATCTAAAAACATGGCTATGTTGGGATTTTGCCAAAGTAAAAAGTCTAATTTGGTTATCACTGATATGGATACCATAGAATTATCCAATCTTACACGCCAGTTCTTATTCCAACCAAATAATATCGGAGAGTATAAATCATTAGTCGTAAAAAATAAACTACAAACCTATCGCCCGAATATGAAGGTTACTAACTCTTTAATACAGGTTGGTCGTTCAAATGAGGAAGTGTTTAACTATAACTTTTGGCAAGGTAGGGATATTGTTATAAATGCCCTAGATAATGTGAAAGCCCGCCGATACGTCGACGAGAAATGTGTATGTTTTCGTAAACCACTGTTTGAATCTGGGACATTGGGTGTTAAGGGGAATGTACAAGTAATTATTCCAAACAAAACAGCGACCTATTCTGAAATAAAGGATCCTCCTGAAAAAAATATACCAATGTGTACCATACGAAATTTTCCCCACACCATAGACCATTGTGTCGAATGGGGTTTGTCTATCTTTGATAGGGTTTTTAATCAGGGCCTTGCGGATTCACATGATTTTTTAGACAACGCCGCGGATTTTCAAGGTAAAATGGAACTTTTGGAAAATGTTCAAGAGCGCGTTGAACGGACGACGATCGCGACGCTGTTAATAAACGTATTAAATACGAAAGAATACGGTTGGGTAGAAAAATTAGGCAACTATATTTATATTAAATACTGTAAAAATATTATAGTCGAGGTACTGGATACGCACAAAGACGACGATTTTTGGAGCGGTAATAAGCTTAAACCCAATTTATTAAAGGTTCGTGAAATATTAGACATTGACTATTATTCGGCATTGCTAAAATTACTGAATATCACGAAATCGCCCTCGACACACTTTGCCTTGACACCTGCTTTCGACGAATCCCACCATGAATCATTGGGAGTTATCTCGTTTACAAGTGACCTGCTAATTCCCAAGCCAATACATTACGATAAGGATTCTGCACACCATTTGGAATTTATGGCGTATTTAACAAATATTCGTGCCAAATGTTACAATATTACACCATGCGACACGCTGCAGATACAGTTATTGTCTGGTAAAATAATCCCAGCATTATCCACAACGACGTCGATAGTTTCAGCCTTTGTAGTGTTAGATATATTAAAATACCTAAGCAATATCGCGACGTATTCAGAAACAAATATAAATATTGGTGTTAATCAATATACACGTTATAACGCCTTTCGACCACAAGTAACCTACAACAATATGGTGCATGGTGATTATGGGATCCCAATTAAAACCGTACCCGAACATTTTAATACTTGGTCTCAAATACGAATCGTCGGACAACGGAATTTGGTGGGAACCAATTTAGACCTATGCAAATTTATTATTGACGAGTATGGTATCCCCGATATTGAGCTCATTACATTTGATAATTTCGTAGTCTACACCAATACGTCCGAAACCCTTATTCGAATGGAGGATGTATATGCGTACTATAGCGCCATACAAGGGTATTGTATTAGCACTAAGGAACCGTTAACCCTTGAATTAATATGTTTTGATAAAGATGGGGTACCAATATTAACCCCTCCTATAGTTTATAGTTTAATGTAAAATCCCAAATTTATATTATATAACCTATATAATGCAAATTTTTATTATAATAATCGTGTTATTATTTTGTTTAATTGTCTATCTTATAGGACAACTATATACTCGATTTAAACACGATACAATTAACACTGCTGTGGTTACCAAAAAATTGGAGGAAATCGCAGCCATGGATAGTAAAAATGCTCGAGTAGCGAAAAATAACATTTCGATACTATTTAAACAGGGCAATGCGACAGCCAAGATTGAGATCGAGCTTTTTGACCAAGAGCTCCCAATAACGTGCAAGAATTTCAGAAGTATCGCGTTTAATGGTTTAAAACAGAAAACTTTTACCCATACGAAAGTTTATGAAATTTTAAAAGGTAAGTATGGGTCATGCGGTGATATTACGAATAATGACGGTACTGGCGAAACCTCACTGTACGGTCGCAATTTTATTGACGAATCCTTTCGATATACACACGCTCACGCGGGTACCATATCGATGGTAAACCGGGGACCTAATACTAATTCCTCTAAATTTTTAATTACGACAGCACCATGTCCAGAATTGGATGGTATAAATGTAGTCTTCGGGAAAGTAGTTAAGGGGTTATATGAGTTGCTAAATATTTTAGACTGTGATATAGATAATAATAAACCTAATGTCGACATCGAAATTATGGAGGTGACCATGGTTTAATTATATTTGTCGGTGAGCACCAGAAGTGCGTTTATCGAACTCGTTAAGACGTGGTCATTACTGTAGGTCATCATTAAATGTAGCAAACCACCTTTAGCATTTTTTATGTATGACACTATAGTTTTTTTTTTTTGCAAAAACTTTCGACGCGTACGTACTTTACCTCTGGAATTAACCCCCTCAAGCTGGCTTATTATTTTGAGTGCGTCGTCATATAACTTGGTAATAAATTCCATCGGCTCGGATCGGTTATAGTTGTTCCACCACCTATGAAACGCTCGTGTTGTAGAATAAGGTTGGATAATCAGGGTCGTGTCGTGAACGAATAATTTATCATTTGATTGAATTGATGAAATAATTTTTAAGGCTTTTAATATGTCATCGGATTTAGCGATGAGCGTATCTCTGACCAACGGATTAATAGTTGTTATCATCTATATATAAGTGTATATTATATATTACACCTTGTAATAATAATTTTGCAAGAGTTTATTATATGCTTTCTGCAAGTTAAACAGCTTCTTTTCGATTAACGGTAGTAATCTATGGGGATAATCCATATTAAACTCTCGCATATTTAACGATTGGTTTGTCTCAAGCTGAGATGTCATAACCAGTATAAATTTCATATAGAATATTAATAATTTACCCAACTGTGTATTAGGTTCTGATATATAAATATTATCGATAATAAGTTTATTTATTTCAGAATAATTGTCCAGTAGTTTAATTTTAAAATATTTAATAAGATTATCGTCGTAGACATTTACTAACTTACGTTGGTTTCGTGCGTGGGTGTGATATAGGCATAATCCTACATCAGTATTTTGGTGGATGGGCACTTGACACGGATTATTAAGCGAGTCTATATGTTTACATATTGTTGATACGTCGTCTCCAGTCGAAGCGGTTGGTACCAGATCCTCGGTATACGTACCTTCCAATAATTTAACCCATATACTATAATTCTTAACAAGTCGTATATATAGTGGCCAGTAAAACGTTCGCAACTTTTCAGATGTATTTTTTAATTGCAATTTATTTTTCATTATAACGGTGTCATTCCTGCGATTATTACAGCGGTCCCATAAGATTTTCCCAATCAACAGTGCTGGACTTATGAGAACGGTTAATACGATATTAATCCATAAATTTACCCCCTCGCATCTCTCATAAAATTCACTCATTGTATTTAATAATAAACTTACGTTTATTTTATTATTAAATTCTCTTTACATTCGGGGCTCCTCCTTCTGTGCTCGCGGGGCTCCTCGGTCGTTTCCCCGGGAGGCATTGCGCTCGCGACGCTCGGCGATGTTAATCGCGGTGGTCTCACATAGGAGAATACCACCTTTAATACCCGTAACCGCAGTGGCCGTCGATTTCCCGTGCTGGTCGACACTCAGTTGATACTCGATGTACTCCCCAGTCGTCAGTGAACGATAAACATTCTCCCCAGCCTGTAATTCTGAGTGGTGTACAAATATATCATCCTTGCTATCACTATCCGTGATGAACCCATATCCAGATTTAGGATTAAACCATTTTACGCATGCTGTTCTAATATCAGTTGTCATTTTATAAATTATATTCGTGAGATAACTTTAAATTATTATTATCTTATTAATAATTAATGAAAATTTTATTTAAAGTATGTATCGGGGTCGTGATGGTTGCTGTGTTGGCTATAATAGTCCTCCATTTATATAAATACCGTCTTACTACCATGGAGTTTGAAATAACCCAACAAACGTTAGACCACATTAAAGGTTCCTATTTATATTTGAATACGGATCCTCTGATAATAACGCTTATAGAAGATAATACACTCAAATATAATATTGATACATACTCGTTAAACACGGCGCTTACAATTCAGCAGAACTACGTAACCCTGAATTTAGTAGATAACTACGCCATGCACAAAAGTGAAATATGTTTAATTCGTGCACAGCGAGACACGGTTATAACACTGATAAATCCTAAATTTTTATGTTACTTTAAAGCTACTCACTCCGATACAAATTTAAAGTATTTAGAATTAGAAAAAGATAATTATGCTCAGGTTAATTCTGTTGATATTATTCTCCACGAGCACAATATATTATGTATTCCCCGATTTTGGTTATTTAAAACGCCCAATAATATCGAAGTAACTGCCTATTTTACCCACAGTGTATTTACTAAATTTTTTTCATTGTTTGTATTTTGAAATGTTTCCAAAAATTAATATTTTGGTGTTATGCCCTAATAGTAAAATATTGATAGTTGTTCGTCGGTGATTTAGTTCGTAAGGACTGTGGATATACCACCTCTCCGGAATTTGAACGGGGGTCCTTTCTGATAAGTAGTAAACTAATAATTTTAGACACTCGATAGTTAAATAAAGTTAAAACTATTATAAATGATATATGATAAATGACACTGGGTCAATTGAAATTGAAATATAGGGGTAAGGAAGACCAGATACTTATTGGCAATCCTAAAATTAGCTTTTGGAAATATATCTACAAAGCACACACTAATTTTGCGAAACAATCAAATACCCACGAGTGTTTACAAAAAAAATATATGTCAAACGAGTGTTCCACTAAATTTAGATTTCGCATTTTACGAAATGCTGAATTAGTAAGTTTTATAACTCTCCGATTAAATCTACCCAAGATATATTCTCATTTGGGAGATTTGGGGGAATTTGCTTGGATCAGGAACATTGGGGCGAGCATTATAGAATCTGCCAAATTATATTTTGACGATATCCTTATAGAAGAAATTGACGGGGATTTCCTAATTACACACCGGGACTTATATTTAAATTCCGATAAAAGTGCTAATTTTAATAAACTTATCGGACATGTGCCGGCATTGCACAGTCCGTACGTTCACGGTCGATATCCCGGGTATACAACCTCTAATGTTCAGTTGGGGAACGTCCTTAATTTAAAACGGGGATTTAAAACGGGAGTTTCAATTAATAACTATGAACTGAATATACCGTTATTATTTTGTTTTTTTAGGGAAAAGTCGCATATTCCATTGGTTTCAAATCGATTTCGCGAGGTTTTTATAGAAATTACCCTCAGACCACTAAAAGACTTATACACAATTATAAAGCGCACCCCAATTGTATTGGATCTCCCGTCGGAACCAACAAAAGTGTTTCTACAAGAAGCTGCACCTACAACCGCCGAAATCCTAATTGATTTTCCATCGACTTCATTATCCCTTAACAATTCCACCAATCCCAGCACAGAAAATACTATAACACATGATCGCCGTATTCCTGACCCAGAACCAGATATTTTAAAGTTCACCCATAATCTATCGTTGTCATACTTCGTACCTACACTGGACGTTGAATATGTCTTTTTAGATAATGTTGAACGGCGAGAATTTGCACTGCAGCCGCTTTCACAAATTTTTACATTTAATAAAAAAATAAGTTTTACTGGCATTACTGGGAAGCATAATAAATTATATATTAAGGAATATCACGCCATAAAATCATTGCATATTATTAGTAAAAAGGATAACGTTCACACGACCAATCAATGGAGTAATTATTCGAATCAGGACTATGAAAACCAAGAAGTGAAATATTTACAAAATAATTTTACTACCTTGGCGGAAAACGAAGCCAAATCCCAGGGAAAGAACGACTTTATCAAATTTTTGGGGGCTTTTTTGCAAAAAAATGACCAACCCACGTGCCTTATTGCGAAGTCACGTTTTACTATCGCGGAAGGACAACTGCTTTCTGTACAGGGTTTGGATTTTTTAACTTCAAAGCCAACCCTAATACTAAACGGATTGAATAGCGGCACGCCTCTTAATTACAATTTAGCAGTGCGTTTCGTAATAGTGGTACAGCCAGGCGTAAATTATATTAAAGGGGTTAGGGTGGTAACGGAAAGTGGGGATGTATTAGACGCCACGGTAAATATCGAACGCGGGTCCATTAAAAACGTCGTCCTGGCGCAAAAACGTATTTCGACCGATTACGAACGATTGTATATTCAATCACAGCTGTATTGCTCTGGTTTACAGATTGTGCGGTCGGGTAAAAATTATAAAACTCAACCCTATATAATTGCGGTCGACGGCGACGACCATATACGCCTCACACATTCAACTGAATTACTGAATAAGCACCTAAATACGTGTGTATTAGACCACGGAACAATAGTTCACCAGAAAGGTGAGGTTTTTGTTGGTGGGATATTACGGTCAATTAAAGGTAGTCCAGGAAGTATTATACCGGATGATACCCATATAGAATTTTATGACCCGTATAACAAAATTGTTCAGCCGAAACTAACCATATCGAATAATCGCATTATGATCGATCAGCCTGGTGCTGGATTAACACGACATACGACTATAAGCACTGGTCGTCATTTAAACCAGATTCGATTACCAGACGACCTTCGAATTACGTCCAACATATTCGACTATAATATAGTTCCCATACATAGTCCAAAATATAGAGACCAGCTAGTCGACGGTATCGTATGTGGTAAAAAACCTATATTGGAATTTAACTACAAAGCTTTGAACACACCGCCTCTGCGAAAAAAACTATATTTTAACGAGACCTTCATATTCCCAACTGATAGTGTACGCATCAATGAAAATTTAATTAATAATAAAGTTACTATAACTATAATTTCCAAAAAGTTACCCGCCGTCGCACTCCAGAGGAATATATATCTTACTTTTAATAGTAAGCACCACCCAATAAGCCTTAATATTGGAGCTTATAAACCTGTTTTCGAAATACCTATACGGATTATTTGTAATTTGCAGAACGACGTTACTGAATGTTTTTCCAAAATAAAATTACAAGATATAAGTTTTAGTGGAAATTACACTAAACAATTGGTTATATATAGTCGTAAGCCCTTTGCGGCGACAGGTATTCGCGAAGGCGATCAACTAAGTCTATTTATTGGTGGTCATGAATTTTCAACAGTGACGGTAATGGTCTTAAAAAAATACCCAATCGGTTTATCCAAACCACACCTGGACTTTGTAGAATTAAATACCTATAAAGATACACTACTATTCGGTGATTTTCAAGACGCGGTGCCGATTATAGCTGAATTGGGGAAATCGCTCAGATATATATCTGCCGAGGGTTTCGATTTTAAGCAAAATAACTTATTATTAACGAATAATTGTGATTACCAACTTGATATTAACGGTGAGGAATTACAATTTAGGGAAACCCATATTAATAGTGCTGTCACTGACATTGAATATGATTTTGGTGGAGGAAATGATTCACTACAACCGTTCGTTGATGTCCAGACTTTTAATGGCCGGGTCCAGGGTATTTATTTTAATTCTAAATATCACTCTTCTAATAAATATTGGCGGGGATATAGAAAAAGACCTATGTTTTTTATAAAAAATGGGGCCGCCCATACAAGGAGAAACGCCGCAAGGAAAGAACTTAGTCGAATGACAGGGGGAATCCTCGAAGATATACAAGACGTCGACCAGAATGATGCGATTATTAAAGGCATACTCGATTACGGGGGTTGTGATTTTAAGGGCGTCGTCGTTAATAAAAACCCTGGAATTGGGGGGGAAATTGGAATAACTAAAACTGGAAGTGATGATGTTTATACATTCGATTTTAAGAATGCTGGTTACAATTACGATAAAGGACTTATATGCACATTGATTGGGTATAATATAAAATCCGGTGTGTTAGATAATTTGCGTGTTGTCGAGCAATTTACTGCTGCGATTACAGATCTGGGTCAAATTGATATGCGTGCGAATGCTCTACTTAAAAACGCTACTTCAATCTCAGAATTTCAAATCATATGGGAATTGGATTCTGGGAACGACCATTCAAAAAATTATATTTTTAATCCGAGTCATAACCAGCATACCCAATATGCTGTAATAATTGGGCACATACCAGATACCACAGTATGTATTATTAATCGAGGTGGTGGGTATTCGACGGAAGCTACATCACTCATGTTTAATATGGTATCCACCAAACCACTACTATTTGATTCGGTAACTAAGTATGAACTAAGTATACATGTAGGAGAAATTGAAACACTAACAATGGCTCCTGCTAAACAGGACCATTTTGATATCCCTGTTATTGGATACACTATTACGAACGGAGTGTTGTGCTTAAAAGAGACTGAGTGCTCTATCGAACCCTTTCGGCAATTAACAGGATTTGAAATTGTCGACGGGGGTAGTAATTTACAACCAGGGTGCGTTATATATAACGGATTTATGACTAATTTGTCCAAGCTTGATACTTCTAAACATGATTTATATTTGGACTGCGATACTATGGAGACAAGTTTAATAACCGACCAGGGAACTATTGTGCTTAAAGACGAACATAAATTCGCAGTAATAAACACTAAAATTAAGGACCAATATAACGCTTTAGATTATACTAATATCCGATTTATTAGAAAGCAATCTGATAAACTGACTTCACACTCGCTTATTTCGGAAGTTCAGCATACCATTATTAGTCGACAGTCGGTAAATATCCTGGATATTCCCGAAACCTCCCAAGAAACATTTACACAATTTAGTTGTTTAGAATTTAGTACTAAAATAGATAGCATCGACATCATACACCATGGTAATGAATTAAAGGATTTGTCCCAACAATATAAAATAATTCTTTTAAATGCTGTTGGTGAATTAATAAACCCATCAAGCACCATTATCGCTGATTTAATCGGATCCAATACGAGATCACTTGAAACTTCGATTGAGATTGTGGTCGAGGGTGACGGTGGTGGGTGCGGCGGTATAATAAAGCCCCTTTATACGAAGAGTCATGGTTGTAAATTATTACCCATTATGAAAATAAATGAATGGGAATCCACTTCGAACGCACTACCACCAATATATATGTTAAGTGGTACTGGTACCGACTCTATTGACGACTCGTGTATCTGCGTGGAAAATGAATATGTTCCTCCACCAGCCCCCACCGCACCACAACAGACGGCACCCCCCACACAAACAGAACCTATCGCACCAGTATCACAGCCGCCGCCGCCGCCGCCGCCACCGCCACCACCACCTCCCAGCGGATTAGTCGGCATCCATTCCTTGGTTAACATCGATATATCCGGCGAGGCCGATGTATATCCTTGGAATACGGTGAGTCGTTCCAGAATTATTACCACACAAGATGCATTCAGTATTAGTGATATAGATCAGTTTATGAACGTTTGGAGATATAGACTCCCTGGTGATATACCAATATTAAATGGGGCTAATTACGAGTTTTACACTGCTACGAATGGAATTATAGAATTTGGGTTACACGTCGATTTTAAGGAGCGAGAGAGGAGTCGAAATATTAATTACTATAAATATTTAGAAAAATACCTTACGGCTAAAAACGCTGTGGCCAGTGATATTTTATTGTATAGTTTTTGCCTCGATAATGATTTACTTCAACCTAACGGTAGTGTTAATCTTAGTAGCCTGGACAATATATGTGTAGATTTAGAAATGCATAATCCATACAAAGATAGTGGTGGTAGAGAAAACTATAAATATAATGTTGATATATTCCTCAGATATTATAATTCAATTGAATATATAAATGGGAAGGGTTCTCTACGGTTTGGTAATTAAATTTCCACACCGCTATATACAAGTAGAGATTGCCTATATGTTGGGTATACTCTAAATAAAGTATATTCATACATTAACTAAATCAACGGGAATTATCGGTAGAGTATAAAATGCTTCCAAAGATTCAATTACGATGTGGTCTGGAATGTCAATTAACTGATGGCGATATTCGTCCATAATATATATGCTTAATTGTTGGTCCTCAATGCAGTTTACACAATTTTTAGTAAATTGTTTTAATTGTAGGATTTTATTAATTCCGTCGATTCTCCCTGCAGGCCCACTGTATTTGCGTGCCCGTCTCCGACCCTCCACGCGCTTGATTCGCCACTCTGCCTGAAGCGCCGCGACTTTGGTTTTGAATCCACTGATAATACAATATACCACCCAATTACCACGACCCCGTGTAAATTTAGCCCCCCCAGTAATCTCCCCGTTATGTTGACGAAGTCGCCGCGTTATATTTACTGTAGCACCATTATACGTAAGGTTCTTATATTTGTCCACCGTATTTTTTAAAATATAACATATCCAATTACTCATTTTAGTAAATATAGAACAAATATATTTAGTTTAATATTAAAATTTATATTGATATAATAGTCATCATGCCAGGAGGGCACTTACAGTTAAACTCATATAAAACTAACGATAGTTTTTTAACCATAAACCCCCAAAAAACCTTTTTCAGAAAAACCTACCACCAATATAGCAATTTCGCTAAGTTAAATTTTTCTTTAGAGTGTCGACCAATAAAAGGCCGAGCATTTTTTAATAAAAAAAATAAATTTAGCATTAAGCTGCCGCGGCATGGTGATTTAATCAAAGAGTTTTATATTCACCTCACGCTACCGAAATTGCTAACAGGCTCCTTTGCTGAAATTAAGTGGATTAAAGATTTGCAATTTAAAATAATAGAATCTATTAAATTTAAAATAGGTGGGAAAATAATTCAAGAATTCGACTCGGAATTATTATACTTACGCCACGAGCTACTATTAAATATGGAAAAAAAAGCACTTGCGAATACTATTAGCAAACCTTATACTAGCTTTGGACAATGTTGTATTCCAACCAGTTCATTATTCATTCCAATCCCTGTGTGGTTTTTCGACGTTCCCTTTCCAATTACCTGTTTGGAATTTATGGATTTTGAAATAGATATCCAAACAAATAGTATTTTTGATCTGCTTTTAGTTAGGGAAAAAGATATAGTTAATTTCCCCGGAACAGCAATTAATAGGGCACCGTGGCGAAGGTTGGATATACAGGAGTACGACCAAATGGTTCCAACCAATTTTGAGATTAAGCCCAATATTAAAATTAATTACATATTTTTAGAACAACGCGAATTAAAGAACTACTTCGTTTTTGATAATAGAATTTTAATCGAACGTCATAACCGTATTACGGTAAAGAACATCCAGGGTCATCGAAAATATAATAAGGAAAAGCAATTATTGAAGTATAGTTATGACACGTTTGGGTGTACGCGTTCCATAACGGTTCTTATGCGAAAAAAACCCACCGCGTGTCAATACAATCAACACTTCAATTTTACTAATTTAGATAATATTGATAGAGCTAATGTGCTATTATTTCAAAATAAATTATTTAAAACTGCAATCGAGGATTGTAGTGGGGGTGACTTATTGACGTATCTGGATGATTTTACAAACGATACGATAGGTACTACTAAAATATTAACCACCAATAAATACCCTAAACTATATCAGGACGTTATATCCCAGGGGTTTGTGGGGGCCATTAATATTGACTATATCGACGCTTTTCGCAGTGCGGAGGTGAAGGCTATTCGAGAGCAATGGGAATTTCGAGATATATCGGGGAGTCTTAATAATATACCTTTGATAAAAGATACCTTCAAACGAAATATTATCGATAGTATGCAAATTAAATTTAATAATATCGAGCGCCAAGAATATCAAACCGCCGCTTTCTATCAAGAATTAGAACTATTTAAACATTTTCCGTCTACAAATAATAACTCGATTTATACAATTAATTTTTCCTTGGAGCCAAATCAGAAGAAGCCGTCTGGACAGTGTAATTTAAGTCATATTCGCGAAGTTGTACTTAACCTAAAACTTAATTTAGAAACAAATTGTGAATATGAATTAGTCCTATATAATTGCTATTATAATATCCTCCACCTTCACTCGGGGTCTGCGAAATTTATATTTGACTAATAGATGCATTTATAGAAAATAATAATCTTATATATATATATATTATAATGGATGTCATGAAATATTTAGTTGAATTCCTTGGAACATTTATATTTTTATCGGTGATTTTGTCACAGGGAAAACCCGTACCTATAGCTGTGGCGCTTCTGTCCGTCATATATTTCGGCGGTGCAATTAGTGGGGGCCATTTCAACCCCGCCGTATCAGTAATGATGTTTTTCAAAAAAGCTATTTCCGGTATCGATCTGCCGTTTTATGTAATTGGTCAAGTATTAGGCGGCCTCCTCGCGCTCCAATTTTTTAATTTTACGTCGATGGCACCCATCGAGAGTGCTTAAAACCATAAAATCATGAATAAATATTATATATTCTAATATATAATGCATATTTTAGTATCCGGAGGACTTGGTTATATAGGTTCCCATACCATTATTCAATTAATTGAGGCTGGATATACACCTATTATATTGGATAATTTAATAAATTCACGCGTGGGTATCTTAGATAAAATAACACGTATCGTTGGGGATACATTAAAGTCATATCCAGAACGTACGCCAATATATCACGAATGTGATTGTTGTGATATAGTTTCTCTGGAGTTGGTAATTAAACAATATACTATAAATTCTATAATACATTTCGCAGCCTTAAAATCGGTATCGGAATCGATAAGTTTACCCATACGTTATTATAGAAATAACTTATTATCGACCTTAAATTTACTTAGTTTAACCAAAAAGTACTCGATTACTAATTTTATTTTTTCGTCGTCATGCACCGTATACTCTAATCCTCCAAAATCTCCAATCAGAGAAAGCGCTCCCAGTGGAGAGTCTTTGACGAACGTCTATGCTAAAACAAAATATATGTGCGAAACCATGATACGTGACGTTGTTGTTGCCAACCCTAATATAAATTATATAATTCTCAGATATTTTAATCCAATTGGTAACCATTCGTCTGGAATATTAGGGGATGACCCAAGTGGTATACCTGGTAATTTGGTACCCTATATCCAGAGGGTCATGTCGGGTAGATTACCAATATTAAATGTATATGGTGATGATTATAACACTCCCGACGGAACGGCGATGCGGGATTTTATCCATGTGGTTGATTTAGCAGATGCACATATTAAAAGTATCGAATTTTGTAGGAAAAATTCACCAGTGCGAATGGCCTTAAATATCGGAACTGGAAATGCGTATAGTGTATTAGATATTGTCACCGCCCTTTCTTCGGCATCTGGTAAAAAAATTCCCTATATTGTGCGCTCTCGGCGAGCAGGTGATCTAGAAACAATATATTGTGATCCAAGCATGGCTAATGCAACTTTGGGTTGGTATCCGAAACATACATTAAGTGACATGTGCTCGGATATATGTAAGTTCGTTGACAATACGTCCGTGTAAATTTAAAATATATTAATTTAAGTATATATTATAATTATCTATTAAATGACTGGGGCTCTATTACAATTAGTTTCCACAGGAAATGAGGGCATGGTATTTGTAGGAAATCCGAAAGTATCCTTCTTTAAACGAACCTTTTTACGTCATACAAATTTTTCAATCGAACGTTTAGAATTATACAATTCCGGGACCAGCCAACTTAAGCGAAATAGTGAAAATGTTTATGATTTTTTTTTAGATCCTCAGCGGGGGGACTTATTATATTATTTGGCATTTAATATTTCACTACCAGCAATTTATGCCGAATACGGACACCAATTTCGGTGGATCGAAAATTTAGGCGATAGTATTATAACCGACGCAAAACTTACTATAAATGGAACTTTAATCGAACACCTTAAAGAACCATTCTTTCATGTTAGCAACACGCTTAATCTTGAAAATAATTCCAAAACTATTTACGACCATTTAGTCCAAAACTTACCAAGTGTTAATAATCCCGAAATATCTGGGGCATATCCATTTTCAAGCTCAAAGACTTCACTTAATACACCTGGTGATGAAGGGTACGAAACCGTAAATAAATACTATACTGATATTCCCACAATTAATAAGCAGACCCTGTGCATCCCAATCCCGTTTTATATAAACAGAACTAAAGATTCGTTTATCCCTTTAACGATGCTGCGACAATCCAAAATCCATATACAAATAAAGCTCCGTCCTCTAAACGAGTTATACACTATTGGTTATCCAGATCCTACCAATAACTATTACCACCACCAAAGCGTTTCAAAGAATTCGTCCAAAACTATTTTGGATTTCGTTAAACATGGGATTGTTAATTTAGAAACCAATTCAAGTTTATATTATCACGTAATATTTTTAGAAGCCAAAGAGGCCAATTTAATGAAGTCCTCGCCCATGACACATCTTATTACTACACCTAAAAAACTTACATTTGAGGGACTTCGACAAACTAAGACTATTAAACTAAAAAATAAGGACGTGATTGATTCAATATATATAATACCTACCAGGAGTGATATTCAAGATCGTAACCAGTGGAGGAATTTTAGTATTTACGATCACTTGGACTTCGACGCCGCGGGATCCTTTAATTCAGTTAACTACCCAATACTACTTAAGAATTGGTTTTATCGGGATTTTGCTAATGCGACTACTATTGACTATAGTAATATCGATTATTTTAAGACATCTAATATAATAAAGTCATTGCGTATTAAATTAGACGGAAATTCATTAGCTTACTTAGACAGTCCAAATTTTTTTTATAATAGTAATAAGTTCGAAACCTTTCGCAATAATTTCTTAAAGGACCTAATTATTTATAAGTTTTCGGAATATCCTTTGGAATCCCAACCGTCGGGGCATTTAAATTTAGCAGACGTCAAAAATATGGAGATCGATGTTACCTTCAAAGACGTTACCAATGACAACCAAATGCCCAATTACTATTTTAATGTTGACGTTTTACTTATAGTTTTTAAGACTATAAAATATGAGAAAAATAAAGTTACTATTTATTAATTGGGTGTTTATTAGTACCGATAAATGAAAAACGTGTACGACTCATCGTCACGTATTTTATTAATATTATAACAAACTAATCACCTGGACCACATGCCCTACCTATATAATATAAAAATAAAACCGAATAGGGGTCATAGATACTCAGCCCCCCCATATACTGCATTTTAAAAATTAACATACCCCCTAAAATAAAAATATATTGCCCCAATAGAGCTTTTTCGGAATTAAATTTTTGCACATTCATAGTTACTATATATATTATATTAAAATAGGATATTTACATTATAACGAAGCACTATGTGTAACTGGTTCAGTATCTTTACTCTCACTGGCGTCTAAATCATTGGTTGAGTTGAGTTCCACATCGACGCACTCATCCAATGAATTTTCGGATTTAAAACTGTTTAACGATTTCGCGGTTTCTTCGGTAAAGCCTTTGTAGGCAGAAGAAATACTACTAAAAGCAATATTATAATAGTGTCCTGTCGCCACCAAAATTTTTGAGCAAAATTTACCCATATCTTTACCTAAGTCGCGTGATTTGGTATATTCATTGGCCATTTATATACATATATATATTAATTTGAAATTAATAACTGTATAAAGATTTTATAAATATAAGATATACAACTATGTCATATGCTTATTATGTTAAAAACATATTGTTAAATTTAGGATCCACCGCTACAACATTTTTATACGGGGTCTGTTTATTGGAACTATCGCTTTTATTAGGAGCCCTATTTAATAGAGGCATGTATAGTAATTATCAAACAAAAACAGTGCATATTATCCGAGGCGTGCCTGGAATAGGTAAAAAAACCCTTGTCGCCCAACTGGAGGCTGACAGTTCGAATAACTTTGCTTTGGTAGACCGGGACGAATATTTTATAACGGACGGTGAGTACCAGTTTAAGGGAAGTGAACTATCGAAGGCTGACCATTATAGTCGAAGCAAATTTTTAACGGTATTGGGTAAGAAAATTACAAATATATACGTCATCGGCTATTTCAATGAAATATGGATGTATCAGGAATATGTCGACATTGCAAAATTATTAGGATACAGAGTCAAAATAAAGGAGATTCCATGTGTAAATATTGATAGTCTAACTTATTTTAATACACGGTGTGCATACAACACGCCGCTGCAGAAATCCATAAAATGCTATAATACTTGGCAAGAAGATGTAAGAGCTGAATATTACGAGGCATTTATCCCAGCCTTTCCGGGGGATACACTTCCCAAAAAAGTGTCTAAGATTACTTTGGACGCCCAATTGGATAATTACTGGGGGAAGACCGACTCCGATACCGAAGTCGATACCTTTCAATTTGACAAGTTAATCGAATACGCGGCAACGGTTGCGAGCGTTGGTGATGCCGAGTATAAGGAGGTTTTTAAACGCGACTGTAGTTTTAATATGCCCTTGGACGGCATATATGATTTACGCGAAGATCGCCCAATACGCCATATATAAAGAGAACCAATCTTGTATAAGCAAACTAAGCGACAATATGATTGTCGTATAGAATGTAACTTCTATAGACACGTTGATTAAATCAATATTCTCGGATGGTATCGGTGAGTACAGCGAATAGTCGCCCTTGAGTAAAGGAGTCTAACCAGATACGCTTTATAATGTCTAATTTTTTTACTAATAACGTGTTATATTTTACGGTTAAATATAGTATTTTACTGAATAGTATTGGTATACGGATATCGGTGGTCGCATAACCCAACATCTTCCGTCTGCGGTGGTTGCCTAGATTATACCCCTTGATAATGTAATATATATGCTTTAATTCGTAATACCTAGTATAAATATCGTCAATACATACGGAAGTGTTACTTGTATCTTGGTTTATTAGCAGAAGCGATTTCGCAAGAAACGGTCGGATCTGTTCAAAATCGTTTAAAATCTGCGGTTTGCGATAAATTCGACTTGTGTAATAGACAGTCTCCTGACTAGCATCATTAAGCAATTTCCTTAGTTTAGCCAATATAAATTTTTCAGTAAGGAGTAGTTGCCGAAACATTATAATATTTCTTCATATAATGAAAAATTATTATTCAAATTAAAGTTAGTTACACGAATGTATCAATAGCTGATATTATCGTATGACACATTAATGTCTATGAACCATTCGGGTTATCTCCAAAGGAACGTCTTTTAATACCAGTTTAGAATGTTCAATGGACCCTAAAAATTCATATCGATCTTTATATTCCTTGAAAACCCAATTTTTGTCGGCGATATACTTCCGTTTAAAACGTTTCTCTCCGGTCTGTATTACGCGGCGATTTTTTATAAAGATTTCACCAGCATTTTTCATATCGCTATACAAAGATTCGTATTCGTCGTCACTATCGTCCACATATATATTAACGGAATTTCGTTTCGAGCTCGTATTGTGGGCAATCGGTTGCTTATGGTGAATATCCCATATACGATCCATCAAGACCTGTTTTTTTCCTGAAATAGCCTTGTTGTTTACCGACAAAATAAAACGCAGATCCACCAGTGTTAACGAGCGCAGAGCCGATTTAGTTTTTACATTAAACCAATTATGTTTGGTTACTTTAACGGGGGTATGAGACGCTACTATGTCGAGTAGGGATTGTTCACATATAGCCGAATCTTTGTATGAATCCACCAGAGCACCTACTACTAATTTGGCATACTCGAAGTATTTTTCCGTAGTTGTTATATCTATGTTGATCGTTTTAATTACCATTATAGTGCATATAATACACCTACAATTTAAATAAAAACAAGTTAAACCAAAAGGAGGTCATCACTTTCCAATATATATATTAGCGTAGAGGTCTCAAATACAAGGTCCTCAATATCTCGCCGGCTTTTAAATATATATATATTGTAGCGAGTTTTAGAATTTTTAGCTATATTTAATTCGACACACCCCAACCAATTAACGGTCTTTAATAGTTGCAATATGTGCCCCCACCCTGCGGATTCTATATCAGTTGTATTCATATTAATAAATGCTATTTCAGTATTAAAATTATATTTTATAATGAATTTTACTAAGATTTCGATATTTTTATAGCCCTGTTCGGGCAAACCATTCAACACTTTAGATTTAATTATCGATAGTAGATTCGTACCCTTATCGCTCAGGGCAATTTCGTGTGATTTTTTGGAACGAGCATGTTTCAGTATATAATCATAAATATTATTCTCCTTGTCGATACTGGTAATATCAACGTTCATAAATTCCGATCTCTGTTGATATTCATTTGAATGAATAATTTTACTGAATATAAAATCCACATACCGTGAATTTTTTACAATATTAAATAAAAAAAGTTTAATGAGCGATTCATTCGCGGTATATTTGCTTTTTAATTTATTTTGTTTAAGTAGAGTTTCATCGATAAGCGATATAATGAGACAGTGATTGGAAATTATATCCGATACCTCTTTCATATTTAAGTTTTCGAAAGCATCTTGGTTAATCACCAAATATTTAGCCACCGTGTAGTCATCACTAGTTAAAATATCTAGCTCTTGAACCTTTTTGTACAATTTGGTAGTTTTAGCAGATGGGTGAAAATATACTTCCGCCGTTTTTTTAGTGGGACTGAATGTGGGGCTTGGTGGTAAATATATAAATTCGTTTATATACATTAGTTTATTATCAATTTCCATTAAAAGGCTATTCACTGACATTTCTATAGTTGAAAATATTGTGTTATCGGACGGTAAATTATAAAAATTATATTTATCATGTAGTTTTTCCTCGATTGTGTAGCCACTAATATTTACTCCGATCGAATTTTTATATTGAATTTTAATCTTAAACGGCGATTTATTGGTAACCATATGAGGTAAAATATTAAGTAACAACTGTTTTTGGTTTAAAACCATCTTATATAGCTGTTTCTTGGATTTCATAAATACGCCAATAGTCCCATCGTTCTTACATAGTCCTAATGCACGATAATTTTTTGGAAGTGTAAAATTTTGCGATACACCTTTCACGCAAAAGTCTTTATTATCTAACAACAGTACGCAGTATGAATTATACCCACCCATAAGCCCATATAAAATCCCGTTAAAGTTAATAAATTCTCCTAAAAGGCTGGTGTTTTTATGATACAGGTTTGTTGGGTGACGTAGTATAACCTTATCTGGTTCACCAAACAATGTAATTTTTATTGGATTTAACCCTGAAATTCGAAATATCGTGTTATTGCGATGTGTAAACGCCGACGTTAATAAATATTCGGTATTATTTATGAGAAGATTTTTGGCAGTTAATGTTACATTGTTGTGTAAATGAATAGGATCTTCACATGACTCAATACGTCCGCTTAATGACATATATAGATCCCTAGCATCTTTACGGTGTGACGTAACTAACCATGGTGGTATATCCGATGGCATTACCAATGTATTATTCGTAATGTGGTCCGTTATATAGTCGTGAATCAATAGGATTTTAATCTTGTCTACCCTAATTAATTGACCCCTGCTGAGGTAAGCCGTATAATTAGCTATCAAAGTGTCTACTAATTCCAAATCCGTAGGTCTACCAATAATAAAGTCCCTTACAATGAGATATACCATGTGAATATCGATTGAAGAGTCGGATAATAAGACTGCCAGTTCGGTATTGTCGGTGGTTTCCAAGTGATATAGTTTTAAAATTTTATGAAATAGTAGCACATCCTCACGTGTCACCGTTAGCTGGTGCGGAAAGTCAACCTCCAAATCTAACATATGGGCGAACAGTAATTTATCGGTATTAATGGTGTTATTTAATGTTGTATAGAAAAGTGAATCTATCAGACCTGTACAATGTACGTTTACATCGCGCTGTGAATAATCTATCATATTGGGTGAAACGTGGTTATCTACCCACCGATTAAGAACGATTGGTACCGACAATCCACCAGCCTTTAGTAGGCAATAACTATTCGTATTAAGTATTAATTCTTCGATGTTTAACCCAAGGTAGTTAATACAACTGTCTAGAATTATACAGTTTGTATTCGCATTGTTATCATATACAATACGGATAATTTCCGAAACTGTCTCGTCCGTATAAATTACGTCAGGATATTTGTCGATAATAGATTCGGTAAAATTGTAAATTTTCAATTCATACCCTTCCAATCCATTTTTTACAATAAAATCATGCACATCTAGATAAAAATTTGTTTCGCGGAACAGTAATATTATATTATAACTCATTGGTTTATAATATAATGGACAGCCTTAAATAATTTAAAAGAATATATATAATAATTATAAGTATGCAAGATTTCATCGACACGTCATCCAAAAAACTGATACGTATATACCAGGGGTTGTTAGACAATGGCTTTATGGACGATTCTGAATTGGAATTAAATATTAACGAGATTCTCAGGGATTTTTATGATGTTAATAAGTTTTTAAATATCAGTTATATTATATTTAATAATCCAAATACTAATAATGAAGAAAAGGCGGATTTGCTATATAATTTTAGAGATTCGTATGGTAATAAATTACTGACGAGGACCCAAAGCCGAGACGCCGTTCACAAAGGTGCAAGTCTGGTGCAATTTTTTCGTAAACTATATAAATTCAGGGGTGATAAAATGCCTACCGCTCGGGAGGGAACTTTAACTGGTGGTGGAAAAACTGCAAAACCCAAAAAAACTGCAAAACCAAAAATCTCCTTCGACGGGAAAGATCCAGTGGAAATTGTAAAAAACTTTGACGCAAGTATTAATAATTCTACAAACCTAACGGTATATTCAGATATATATGACTGGATGTTCCACCCCTTGTGGAAATTAGAAAACCACCCATATATTGGGTTTTTGTTCCCAGTGCCTCTGGATATTATTGGGGCCATTATAGATGGTATAAATTTCATTAATCCATTTGTGATGATTATTTTAAGTAAATTAATCGCATGGTTGGGAACTGCTGCTTTCGCTGCTTTAGGTGGTGCTGTGGGAACAGCCATTGGGGCCCTGTTCGTTGGTGTGGGAGCGGCGGTAGGGGGTCCGTTGGGACCAGTTATTACGTCAAGTATATGGCCTGTCATAGGACAACCTATAGTCTTATGGATTTTGGATCACTATATCGATATTATATCAATGTTCTATAATATATCCAGAAAGAAAGTGGGAATGGCCTATTTAAATGCATTGGACGCAATTCCATATTTTGAAATAATCTTAGACTTTTTTGTTAAACAACTATTAAAAATAAATACTAAATTAGAAAAGATCTATCCCGTTACTGGAAATTTAAAATCGATTTCTCAAATCGCCAATAATGTGGTCGAAACTATACTTGAAAACCCCAATTCATTACTAAATATTAAAAGCGTATATACTTTATTAGTTAAGAAAAATTTAAGAAAATTACCACAATTGAAAAATGTCCCTGATGACGATATTGTAAAATACGAGCGAATCGCGGATGAACTATATACCAACGCTAAATCAACGTTTGACTGTATTTTGGGTAAACCCAATGTCGCGGACGGTATTAAACTTGCCGATTTTAATGATTTAAGTAGTTGTTTTAATAACTTTCAAATAGAGAGCCTTATTCAAAATTATGTATCTGGTGTAAAAAAATCCACACCATAGTAAGTTAGTAATATTAAATAACATATATAAAACTTCAAACTATTAGATATATTAATGCTTCAATATACGTATGTCTTAGATTGTATTTCTAAAATGGTATCCATGAAAATATTTTATACCACCTTTATGACATTTATGCTGTATAATTTACCTATTATTCTATTTTGCAACCTTTTCTTGGGTACTCGGTCCATCGCAGGAATATCAGTCGCCGCCCTATTTAATTTTTTTTATAGGAGCCCAATGTATATAATGCTGTATTTCTATACAACCACCAGCCTTCTTAAAAATTTGCAGCACTATAGGACGACAGTTCCACCAAACCCTTTATTCTTGAACGCAATTATAGTCACTAATTATGTTTTTATTTACTTGGTTGGTTATTTGTTACCATATAATTTAAAATTACTAACAAATACGACTATAAGCGCTTTATGTATATCCCAGTTAAGTTATAATTTTATTGATAATACACTTTATGATTTTAAAAACTCCATTAGTTTTTTTAATTCAAACATACCATTCTTCTTGGTTATCGGAGGGATCTATAATATAATCGAGCTTTATTACCTTTCCATATATAATTTAGAAGTTGTGGGATTCTATCTTTATATATTGGCATGTTTTCCACTATTGATCCGTTATAACTATTCTACTTCTCCCTCCACAACAAATATATTTTATTTTGCTGAATTATTATGGGGTTCCATTAGTCAATATTACTCCCTAAATTAATAAATCGATCTTGAATATATATTGGGAAAATATATTTTATACGTAATAACCAACCAAAAACCTTAGGGTAAATAACCAAATCTTTCACGGATTTCACGTCGCGGTATATTAATCGCGAAATTTCTTCCAATGAATAAACATACATGATATAATTTAATGGCCACGGAAAGCCTTTCGACTTATTAAAAAGATCCGATCTAAAAAAATACGGACATATGCATGTCGAATGAATGTTTTTATAATCGCATAATTCCATACGGAGAGAATTATGAAATCCCAACATCGCAAATTTTGACGCACAATAATCGGATAAACGTGCTATACCTACTAATCCCGCCACTGACGATATATTTACTATGTGCCCCCGACGCATGCGAATCATATGAGGTAAAATAAGCTTCGTCAGATACATTGGTGCCACAGAATTTACTGCGAATGTGGTAACTATTTGATTCGGTGTTAATTCGAGTAAGGATTTCTTGGAAACGATCCCCGCGTTATTAATCAAAGTATCGATATTATAAGATTCTAACAGAGTATGTATCGTTTTTTTGGTTTCTTCGTAGTTTGTTATATCGCATTTAATCGCTACCACACCTGGAACTAATTCTTCTGCCATACGCAATCGTTCGTCATCGATATCTAATAAAATTACTTTGGTTCCTATTATTCTTTTAAACTTTTTCGCTATTTGAATTCCCAAAGCACCTCCGCCACCAGTTATTACAATGCATTTATGATTAAATTTTTTTTTAAACCACACTAATTTACACAATTTATAACACAAAAATAAAAACAATATGGATATGTAAAGCATCTATTAAATAATTAAACTACTATAGATTTATATAAATAATAATATATGCATTATTTATAAGAATGATTAATATCATATTACCATTGATTTTTGGATGTATCCTGATATATGTCGCAATAAAATTTTATTTGAAGCAAGTTGGTAAAAAGGAGTTATTAACTGATGCCCCATCCCCCACAGTATTGGGGAGACCCACATACCTTCGTTTCGGTAAGTCTAAAAGTTTCGACAGTGAAGCTCAAATAAATAACTCGAATACCACACCGTACAATGTAATACACCCTACGAAATGCTTTGACTGTGAAAAACAAATTAACCAGAACTATAACGGATTACCTTCTAATATGGGACATTCCACAAAGTGTTTTACATGTGAAGGCGGTTCTTTATAAGTTTACCATCAACGAGGGTACCTACCAGATCACCGACGTCATAATCCCCCTTTTTAACTTTTATAGCCTTATATATATTATTGGTACCATCATAATCTTCGCTATAATAGTATCGCCGTTTAATTTTAATTAATTCTACCACTATCTCATTCTCCTCGTTACTGTCGCTATCGCCGTCATTAGAGTGTGGTGTTGTAGCTAACAAACACTTCCCGTCGTCAATGCCAAAATTATTTTTTACTAAGGGTGTTTCTAATTCTACCGATTCTGCCACCGTGGGTTTTTTACTAAACTCTACAGCCGGAGTATGTTTAATTTCGCCAGCTATGGCTAAATGGGATTTTTCACATTTTAATTTGTAAAATTTCAAGCGTTTCTTCAGAACGGTGTTGGAGTGAGTTAACTTATCAAATTTACTATGCATTTTTTTTAACAATGATACCTTACTTAAGTTTACGAGCTCTTCCCGAAGGTCTCCATTAATTCTTTCTAATTCAGATATTTTATTACGGAGACTGGTATAATCGTCAGTGAGGACGCGAATATGAAGATCCTTCTCAACAATAAGTTTATTTAACTGTATTCGCTTGTCGTCCTGCTGTTGGCCATGGGCCTCTAATTTTAAACGTAGATCTGAGCAAATAGATTCCATTTGTAATAAATGTTATACTTACTTTTAAATATTTATTTGTCTAAAAGTACTTTAAGTTTCGCGGCGACGGATTTTTCCATATTGGCTATATTAAATAAACTTAAACATTTAGAAAAATCATTGGTCTTTAAACCTTCGCGGACACACTTAACCATATTGTAGATATTTTCATATATCACAGTCATTATTAATGCGTCATTATCTAATATTTCGTCAGACAAGTCCTTGACAATGGGTATCAATCTTTTATTAGGACGTATTATCTCGATGTAAAATTTGTCTGCCTCCAGTAATACATTGGGGTCTTTTAACACAGCGAGTGCCATATTAGAAGTGAATTCTGTATACCCCCGTACCGAATTAGTAATAGGATAAACCATATCTATATATTTATTCATTTTAATTAACATGCCTGCTAAAGCGTGTACGGTATTTTCCATAAAAGGTATAAAATCTAAAGCATTGATATATGCTGTAGGTATATCCCGCCGCGAAATATTAAAAAAAAAGGCGACGATTTTTAGAAAATTAGGGATGAGCCAGTCTAAAAAGGGTTGAACTGCTATCTCCCACGCAGATCCTGCCAACATAGGACCCACCACAGGCACTGCGGCCACCGCAGCGCTTACCCCCGCAGTCCCCACGAATGACATTACCATGCTTATTATTGGATATATCAATTCAACCAATAAAATTGTATTATTTAAAATTGTATCTACAAGATCAATGGGTATTTCGAAAAAGGCCCCCCACCTCGGGGTATGTTCTAATTTCCACAGCGGGTGGAATATCCAGTCATACATGTTCGTCGACGCCCCGTCCCCATCCATAGAAATAATTTTATCCATATCGCCTATAGAATCAGCTAAACTGTTAGGATCTTTAGCCAAAGCCGAATTGAACACTTCAATTTTTTTAAGCACAACCCGCTCAATATTCTTCAGTATATCTTCTAAATCTTTTTTGGCTTTTTCTGTATTACTCTTGGTACCACCTATCTGGTGGTTGGTGGACAATTGTTCATTATGATATTTCTTTCGACTTATCAGTTTATTAAATAACGTCGTAAGGGCGTCGCCATATGTCACTAAAATATGTAGAGCGTCCTCCTTTGAGGCTATAATTTTAATACCGTTGTGGTCTCTAAGCCCGGCTAATTTTAGGGCTTTCTCGTCGTCAGTGATTGTTTTATCCTTAATAATATGAAACGTTTCATTTAGTAAATTATTAACGGTGTATAAATCCGTTAGAATATTAGGATAGTTTAAAGTAAGACTTTCTTCCCCAAGAAATCCTGTATCGAGTAAGGTATGATACACTCGCTTAATTTTTTTTCGGCGTTTTTGAATTTCAATAGTCATTAATATATATAAGATAAATATTAATGAAATTATATGCGTTTAAGTCATACCGTTACTGGGATTTCAAAACTTGAACGAAGTTGTGCAAAATTCGTTGACCGTCCTTACTATTGATTGATACTTTCAACTTGGTTTCCGGGTCAACTATAAAATTATAGGACCTTGACCCACCACCGTTCATAGCAACCGCTTGTCCAATTCCTTTAGGTGGGGCACCATGTATGTCAGCGAACAATGGTTCATAGTCAATAGGTGGTGACGAATAGCTATAGTCTTTCGCATAGGTTGTACTATCGACAACGTTATCCAGAGTGTTAAATTCTCTAAATTGCGATTCCGACATCGTAGCGTTATTTACAGGTCCTCCGGAATATAAAGTGCTCTTAAAACTGCTACCACCAGCCATCATTGGTGTGGTATAAGTGTCTGGGGTGTAGTCTGGGGATATATTCAGACTTTCATTGCTAACAACGTTAATTTCATTGACCGTATTTTCCTGGGGCGTTTCATTTGTTGCAAATCCCGTCACGTTTTCAGATTGAGCGTATACAGGTATCGGTTTCGCTATGTTATTTGCGGCACAGCCGCCATTGCCACACGCTTGCTGCAAGTCCGTCCCCATTAAATCATATGCTTCAAATAGTGGTGCACCATTTTGACCACTTATTATCCCGTCCAATTTTTGTACTAGATTGGTTGGTATCGAACTTCCTATTGTAAGTCTTCCGCCTTTTTGAATAAATAAATTTTTAATAGATAAATTATAAATTATCATTACTATTCCTAAGGGTATTAAGGTCATGGGTGTAAACTTCAAAGCAGCCAATCCAGCCAATTTAATGAAATTTCCAACTAAGGGATTGTCGAGAATTGGTAGATTATTAAGATTAATATTACCCATGGGCTCCTTTTTAATAAATTTTTCTATAAACCCTCCACTAAGAATTAATCCTAACGGTACCATTGTCGCGGTAGTCATCGTTCCAACACCCAGGTATTTTAAGTATAGGTCTAATACGCGATTGTTCATAAATTTTTTTAAGAAGCTTTTTACGGAGCTATCGTCAATGGATGGGATGGCACCCTTGTCTTTGGATTCCCTACTCTTAAATAAATTCATATATGACGATTTATCCTTATTCGGTAAAAATCGACCATTGGCTTGTCTACGCCGTGTATTCACGGATTTTTTACTCATTATACTATATGTATATAAATTAAATTCCATGGCGTCTGAGAGGCATACTATATATATATAAAACTCAGATTTGGTAAAAAACTCATAACGAGAGCCTTTAATTTAGAGATTACGTCCTTAATCCCACTCTTGAAAAAAAATAAAATTATAAGAACAATTAGTATTATTAAGACATAATTATACAGGTTTTCCATATTATATTATATAACTGCGATATTAATTTAGATTTTATCAACCAAATCCACGTGGGATATTAAGCACCGCTTACAGCAATAACGATCGACCCCGATTTTCTCAAAAATACCCTTATGTAATATAGTTACTTCTGAAGAATGACTCGTCGGGTCAATACTAAGATCGTCGCCAGAAAGAATGTTATCTAATTTAGGAAGTGAACGTTCAATTCGCCGTTGGTCTTCGTCTTCTAGAAGCTTTCTATATTTTTCATATTTGGACGCCAGAACTCTATTACACGTAAAACACCTAATTGGAATAATCATTTTATATTATGCTATAAAATAATATTTTAATATCAAAATTTTATTTAATTAAAGTTTTATATAATTATATAAGGAAATATATGGAATTTAGTAAATTTAATTATAATGGTCTCGTGGAGTATTTTAAATTATCGAATACTACAGAATTATCGCAACTGCAATTTTTGGAACCAATGAGTATAATAATAAATTTGGCAATATTATCTTTCCAGGAGGAGAATACCAAAATAGCTATAACCAACAATAATATGTTTATCCAGAGACCCAGCTTTTATCAGGGGGTTGTGCGATATTTATATGGAAACAACCGGGAAGACATATGTTTTTTGCTGAAACCTATAATGCGGGCTTTAGAGATGTATGACCCCAGTGATGACGAGAAATTAGAGTACATATTTAATAAAGCCTGTATCGGGCTATCGAAATTGAAAAATAGTTACAATAACACTTCGAGCACCGTGTGTCACAGTTTAGATTTATACATATCGATCATATCAGCCCATTTAAATGGCACTCCGATTACAGTGGAGTCCTATCAAGAGAGTCGCCAAGCGGACGATCTGAATTTATCCGTAGCTACTCAAGTTAATATCCAGAAGATATTTTTAAATATATGGTCTGAAAGTGATATCGAACTACTCTATAGTATGTTTAAAACCGCAGATCAAACTTCTGAAATATCAATGACCTATATTAAATCAATTACCAATCTTGTAAAATCGAAGAAACCCGAAATAAATAAGCGTATTAAAAAAACTAAAAACTTTTTATAGTGTCTCTAAAACTTTTTTTATCGCCGTTTTTTTTTTTGACACGCCGCTACCTAAATACACCGAACTCATATTAGCTTGTATGAAATATTTATTAATCAGTGAATTAATTTGTGACACAGTGATTGATTTATAGCGTTTTTCGTAAATGTCTCCCAGCGGAATATTTTTATCAGGATTGTTAAATAGTGCACGTTGACCATTAATATTAGACAAATTAAACGTGTCTTCTGTGGACAACGATAGAACACCTTTTAAATAACCCTTTGCTATCTTTAGTTGGTGTTGGGTAATCCCATTTAGTTTTAATTTTTTAAAAATATTAATAATTATATCGACGGCCCCGACAACCTTGCCTTTGCATACAACGCGGTTTTTATCTACATTTGTAATAATGACGAAATTCCCAACAGTATCGTATGTCGAGAAGTCTATTCCAACGGTATAGGTCAGACCGTTTTTTTCTCGCAATTCCATAAATAAGAGACTGCTCATGTTCCCGGTCAAAATAATCCGTAGAATATCTAACCCAAAATAGTCCGGACTAAATCGATTACATACCGTAAAGCCTATAGCCATATAGGTTTTTTCTAATTTAGTATTAATACATTTTATTGAATTTGGGGTGGTTTTAAATGTTAGCTTTGGGACATATTTCGTAGGACGAATAGTTTTAGAGTTATTCGTAGAGTTTTTTATGATTTTAATGATACGTTTAAATGGTATATTCGTGCATACTGAGATTACCATATTTTGAGGAACGTAAAAATGCTTATAATAACTAACCACGTCACTATATTTATAACTTTTAATTTGGGTTGGTGTACCACCAACTGGTCTCCCCAACCCAGACGAACCAAACATTAATTTATAAATTGCCTCATAGGTTCTGGATACGGGATTGTCCTTATGGATTTTAATTTCTTCCACAACCACACCACGTTCTTTGGAAACTTCATTCTTCTCCATCAAAGAGTTAAATACCATATCAATTAATGTTTTCATACAGACTTCTAAATAACTACTGTCACATTTAACGGTATATACCGTATGGTCTAAAAGGGTATGTGCATTTATATACGCACCCTTGGAATCAAAAATTTGTGAAATAATATTTGATTCGGGATTGGTCTTAGTGCCTTTAAATACCATATGTTCAATAAAATGACTTATCCCCCCCAAGTGCTTAGGTTCGTTAATGGATCCAACCTTTACAAAGATTTCGAGGGCACTTACGGCCGAAGTATTTTTCTGATAAACTACTCGCAGTCCATTGTTAAATGTATGTTGTTTGATAGTCATTTATATATAGTTAATATTTAAAATATATTAAACATATAATAACTTCTATATTTATTATGGTAAAAACTGTCTCGATACTGACACCAACATATGATAAACGTTGCGACTTTTTACAATTTGTAGCAAGGGGTATATGTAAACAATCATATAAAAATATTAAAGAGTGGGTTATAGTCGACGGAACTCGTACTGGAGTTAGTATTGTTCCCGCCGCCATAGAAAAAATTAAAAAATTAACCAATATTCCTAATATAGTATTTATCGCTCAGGATCTTGAACGTAAAAATTCCATTGGTAATTTAAGAAATATTTTAAAAAAAAGGGCATCTGGGGAAATATTAATTCATTTTGATGATGACGACTTTTACCCAGAATGCCGTATTAAACATGCTGTGGATAGATTGAATGCTACAAAATTACAACTGGCTGGGGCCAGTGACTTATATATGTATGATGTGCATTTTAAATCATTATATCAATTTAGATCATTTGGAGATAAGCATATTTTAGGAGGTACCATGGCGTATACTAAAAAATACGCTATGAAACACGACTTCGACGAATCAGTTACGCACGCGGAAGAGGGAAGCTTCACCAACAAGTTTACAGAAACAGCCGCGGTATTACTGTCTAAAAAAACAATGATCGCATCATCTCATAGTATGAATACCTATTCAAAAAAACAAATTATATGGAATAACCTTTACCAATCGACAGACAAAAAATCTCTATTTTATCGGTCAAAGACCCTGCGATACGCCAGTAAAAATAAGAAATACATCAAGGATTATCTTCGGACGATTGAAGACAGTGTTTCAAAATTAAATGTGGATTTTAATATAACCATTTTTATGGCGTCGCCTGGTTCCGTTCAAAATGATTTAGGCACAAGTTTCCGAAATCATTCAGTCCACCATCGGGCCAAACATTTACAGTCCATGGGATATACCATCGAGATATATAACAATGGTGGCGAATATAGTGATATTGTGGACGACATCCATTACAGTCATTACTCACAATTTAATGTTAGTAAAAAGTATGAAAATTTTATAGTCTGGGGAACTAAGGGAATTTTCCCGTTCGCAACCAATAACCTTAAACTGATGACCGACAAGCACATTATTATAAGCCCTGAATTGGCTGACGGGGGGTATACTATCTTTCAAAAATATCTGGACGATATGGAGACCATCGTAATGGATAATAAGATTATTGCCGATATGTTTAGAGATGCTATAGGCTTAAAAAAATACCAACAAGAAGATTGGTCCGAAAAAACATCTATATTACGTTCCCCTTTTATCAGGACCACTAATAAATTGCAATATACAGTTATCCCCAAATCAATATATATCTGTATTTATAATATTTTCGATTGGGATAATCTAAAAAAATTGTTTGAGATTGTTTTACCACAGGTGTGTCTCCTAGAACCCGACACCCAAATCCACATATATAATTTTCAAATACTCACCGGTTCTCCGAAGGAGGTTATTGAAGATAAGGACTTTTTAACAATTATGGAACAGCACCCAAATGTTACTATACATGGGGCTACGACATACGAAGAGTTAGTACTCGAAAAATATAAGTACCAATTTCATTTAAATTGGTCCAGACAATGTCCGACCCAAGCATTTGAAGTTCTTGATAGCCTGCATAGTAGTTATATTGGGTGTACGCCAATTACTAATTGGTTTTTAACGGAAATTGCACCAGAACTAAATTGGAAGTCAACCAAGAAAGGTACACACTTAATGGCTGTGCATTTCATAGAATTATTGGTGAACAACCTTAGTATTGACACTGTTGCTCTATCAAAGTTTAATACCCTAAATCAAGAAGAATTTAAAACACATTATACATTCAATGGTTGGGGGGAACAGTTTGTTAAATATTTGGCTTAGTATACTGACAAATTTGGTTTTTGACATGTACGACCGTCCCGCGGGGAAACCCTATCATTAACCACCTGTTCAATGGATCATAAAAATATATTTTAAAAAAGCCTTTACCGAGGCGCATTCGTTAACTTCACCGCATCTACTAACTTCACAACAGGCTGTGACTTCGCCGTTCGTCGCTATATTGGGATTTTTAATGTTAACGCTGCCATACATACAAACTTGGCACTTTGATATTGGTAAATTATTTATTCGCAGATATTTTTCCCAACAAGATCTGTGAAAATAGGCTTTACAACGTCGATTATTACAGTTAGTGAGGTCCTCTAAGCTATAGTCCAAACATAAATAGCAAACCATTATTTGCTTACAATATAGGTGTTTAATAAATAAAACCTCTTAATTAAATTATATTTAATTAAAAGTTACGCACGAATAATATATACAATGTCTGCCTCCACTCGTACAAAATATATCGGACTACGCCGAGAGGCTAAACAGCAAATGGACAACGAATATTTGTGGAAAGCGTTGAAGCAAATTTTAGCTGCAGATATTTTTGGTGATTTTTGTTTGGCGAACACCGACGTGACGCAGGAACAATATCTAATGAATGTAGAGAGTAAATTTTTTTCGAAAGCGTGTAATTACGGAGTGTCTGTCGCCAAAATTAAACATTCTAAGGCATTTGGTATGCTGTGCTGCATCACTCGTAAATACGACATGGACCCAAGTGCATTAAAATTAAGTATAACGCAGGTTCGGACCTGTGCTGATCGACAGACCAGACACGCTGTTTTCACCTAAGCTCGTTTCGTGGAATTGATTATTTATAATACCCGCCACAAGGGTCGAAGATGATATGGCACCTTCGTACCACCCCTGGTGAAAACTGAACGAATCGCCGATAATGAAAAGGTGTTTTCTTAGATGAATAATCGCCTGATGATTAGCGGCAGTCCGTTTATTTACCCCCCATTTATGCAAGGAATCTTCGTAGTATTTTTTTTTAAAAAATACTGGGTCTTTAATCTGTTTGTTTGGAAAATGTTTCGACAAGAATTTTTTAATTTGTATTTTGGTATTTGGCGTATCTAATTTACCCCACATATCAGCAAAATGCTTATCACAGCAAGTAATCTGGAAAAACCCAGTTCCTATATTAATGGGTATTACTTTTACGGAACTGTCGCCTAGATAAGAAATTGTTTTTAACCAAGAATTGGCAGGGTCTGTCATATTATATTTTATTAAGATCCTCGTTAAACTGATAGGCTCAATTGAGGTAAATAAAACTCGTTCGTGTTGGGTAAATGATTTATTAATTTTTAGTATGGCCTTGGGTGGAATAGCGAACACCATTTTCTTACAAAGATAGTTTCCCCGGGAGGTGTGGACCGTGAACAATTTTGTTAAGGTGTTTTCACCGTGCTCAACAAAACTTTGGACTGTGCATTTTTTAAGAACAGTGACTCCTTTGATATTGTCGATAAGTCTATTTATTAAATCAGAACCATTATTTTGCAGATGATATAGTTCCTCATTATGGCTTATTTTATATGGTATACTGTTTGGTGCCTCATCGGCCATATCACGACTCTTACTTAATGGATTTCGACTAAGATTAATATTTAATAATTTAATTAAGGACATTGTATATTCGTGTTTGCTTCGAACAAATGCACCACCCATATCGATGGTGCGATTTTTTGGGGCAGTCCGCCGCGTGTCAATCAGTCCGCCCAATCTGGCGGTCTGTTCAAATAGGGCGATTTTTTTACCGCGTATATTGAGTAATCGCGCAGCATTCAATCCCGATAGCCCACCCCCGATAATAATAACATCAAACATATTCTATATGTATAAAAAAATTGATTTAGTTAATCATTCTTTTTACACCAATATAATAATGAAGGTCCTATCCATCTCACTCCTCAATACTGTGAATAAAAAGCCGATATTTATGGGACACGTCGCACACCTCGCCGGTTTTGGATTTTTCAAGCGTACTGGGGTAAGCGAGATGTTAACATTTACGGCACGCATGCTCGCGGAGCAAATTAATCCGGGACAACGAAGTGTCGTGGAACACCATGAATATATATGCTACTGCACGACACGGGTAACTGGTATTAGTGGAGTGATGATATGTGATTATGAATATCCTGCTCGTGTGGCGTTTAGGGTATTGACCAAAGTCATTGGTGAGTTCCTACAAGTCTATTCTGGCGAGTGGTATGACCAAACAATTGATAATTCACTGAGTTTCCCCCAACTATCTAAGATTCTCCTGCTGTCTCAGGACCCCCGTGCGGTGGATAAGGTGTCGCGAATTCAAAATGAGTTGGAGTCCACCAAAGAGATTCTGCACCAAACCATCGAATCTGTCTTAGAACGTGGGGTAAAGCTTGACGAGCTAGTTCAACGATCCAACGATATTAGTCAACATTCTAAGATATTTTACAAAGGGGCCAAACGTACCAATTCGTGCTGCAGTATAGGCTGATATATGGTTAATATTCATTATAGAACCTTAAAGTATAGTCCGCTATATACTGTAATGCGTTTAAGAATTTTGCCCGAATCCTTTATCACTAACGAGTGCTCTATTACTAATACACATAAGTCTCTCATATGTAGTAGTGTTCTTGATAAATTTAAGGATACCATACTCGACAGTCCAGGGGGATGTATTTTTAAACTCACGTTTCAAAACGTAATCCTTGACTGCGAATGTATTGAATTTGTAGAATGTGTCGAATTTACGGCCCCCGCAAACACGATAATTATACCAAATCAATTATTTGATTCCCTATTAATCGATTTCGAGAATGATTATTATCTGGATTTAGACATTTTTGTACCACCCCAAGCGACGCGTGTTAATTTTAAAATAGAGAATGAGGATATATTTAACAATCCTGACGTTAAGGGGTTTTTAGAGAATGGTATTGAGAAAGTGTATAAATTTTTATACGAGGGGCAAATATTGAATGTTGGGGGTATTAAATTAATAGTCGACCAATTAGAGCCATACTCCATATGCTTGATTAGTAATACCGATTTAGAAGTGGATTTCGAATGTCCTTTACCACCAGAACCAGAACCTAAACTGGAAAGTTCTCCCCAAAATGAATTGCCATATGAACACTTGAGTCCCGTGACCGATAAGTCGGAAACTCCCATGTTAACCCGTGACGAACTGAGGAAAAAACGTTTAGAATTTTACGACACACCCTGATGTCTACCATTAAATATACAGAATTTAAAATTTAACGTGCTAAATTTTTTTAACTGATAATATTATTACAATGACAGGCACTCTTAACTCTCATCAGCATGATCACCAAAACTTCCATAATCATGGTTACGGCTTAGGTCTTGTAGCCCCCCACCCGCATTACCACGGACATGGACTCAGTCACAACAGCAACCACTTCGACGACTATAGATTCCATTTAAACCCAAACGACCCAATAGTGAACGGTCTATACAATGGACCAATTGCCTACGACCCTAAATACGAAGTTCACCACGGTCCGCACCATGGTGTCAGCAACCACCATGCGCCGCATGATTTTCATGGCCACCACGCCGATAATGGTTCGGGTGTCCACGGACATAGTATCCACGATAGCCGCCACCATTCAGGTCACAATTACCTACACCCCCGAAGAAGTATGTCTAATTTCCAAATTGATTTAGCCACGCGTCCATCCTACATGAACCAAGGTCCACAATGCAGTCACCATTACAGCGGTATATCCAATAGCTTCAGTCTCGACGGTCTTAAGCAAAAATACAGCGACCTCCAGGCGAAGGTAAGTTACTTAGCAAACGCAACTGTTCCATGGGCGACGTCGTGCTCGTGCTTCAACTGTAAATTAATAACCAAATACCACTATTAAGTATTACAGTAAAACTAGTTGAATTTTGTTATATAGTCGCTTAAAATACTTGAAACATTGGGATTATCTTTTTCCATACCTTCAGTCGTTATGTCCATCTTAATCCCCCCCGTCGATGCTTTGGACGTTGGCTTTAAAACATTAAAGTGTGTTAAGGCGAGTAAAATATATATGTCAATAATACAAAACAGTAATATATAGGGACTTATATAACCCGCGATCATTATTATTAATGCAATAATAGTTATATGAGCGTATGTAATTGTTTTCTTATTTAATAGGTATACTAATGTCAACATATTATAATATATATGATATATTATAATGTACAAACATATTATTAATTTAATAGGTAATACTAAGTTCCCATATACCAGTAAATAGGCTAAATCAAATCATTATCATCTACCTAAAACCCTTACGTCTTAACCAATCTCTTTGGTCACAATGGAAGTTTTAGTGGATCGATTCAAGGATATTGCGGTTCCGGTTAATTATTATATATATTTATAATAATGTATTCTTATATAGTTCACCCACATACCAACGAACGAGTCTCAATTAACCACCCGGCAGGTAAACAACTTATCATAAAGTACCTTAACACGCTTATTGGTGGAACAGGCGCCGGTAACAGCGGGTCATATGCCATGGCTCGCCAATTATTTCCATCACGTGTTGAAAAATTTGAACGGGGAATTGCGAAAGCTAATTCCAAAATAAGTTCCTTACACAACGAACAGCAGGTATTTCACAGGAGCAGGCGCTATTTACAATTCAAGAAATTTTGGCCAGAAGCATTACAGGCTTTGGAAAACACTTCGCCTGAATTTAAATATTCAAAGCGATATGACCGACCTTTCAAACGAAGACTCCATTTACTAGTTAAAAATCGCCCCACAAATTATGGGGCACGTGGGAATGGTCGGTACTTTAATTATAAAAGCACTCGGCTCCCGCTGGCGTTCGCGAGAAACGTGGTGAAGGCCCTTTGGAGTGACTTTAAAAGTATAATTAATATAGAAGACGTGTATGTAGAAGAGCTCCGTCGCCAAACAAAACGTATTGATATATTGCAAGAGAAATTAGAAGACCTTATACGACTCGTTCCAAAAAAAGCCCGATTGGTAAAATTATGAAGTTGTGGTGGATAAATGCAGACCCTTTACCAGAATCTGGGTAATGATAGTAATATTTATTTAAATTTTCCTTAACCCGTTTTACAGTTGTAATGCCGACTAAAGTTTACCTTATTAATCATTAATAGTATATAAAACCATAGCTTATCCCCCCCCATCCAAAACACCTTGACATAATTAATCAATTTTTTATATTTTTACAAACGCCATAGCAGTATCAGAACAATGATATCAATCAGGGTTTTATAAATTTAATAGTATTTGCGTTTATAGTGATCGCAAATAATATTATACCGACACAAATTTTAATTTTCTATTACAAACACTACACTTTAATAACCGGTTCTTGTTTTTTCTGTATCTAGGTACTTTAGTACATCCTAACGCACAACATAAACTCCATTTAGGAGTCTTATTTGCGTCCTCGGCCATAAAAGAACTCCGTAATTTATTTGGGGAATGATTACTAATACTATGTCCTCGGCATCTAAAGATTTTTACTATACGCCGTCGCCTGGAGTTTTCAGAATCATATTTATGACATTTACATAAATCAGATATAGTATGTGTATCGAATGTATAAGGATTTGGTAATCGCCTATTTTTATCAATATATTCAAACATTATTGGGAGTCCGTTATCACCAAAATTTTGATTAAATTTGAGCCACTCTTTCTCCCCCATGCCATGATAGTATCTGCCTTCTTTTTGAAATCTTATAAATCCGTTACCTGCACGGTTATGAACAAAGGGGGTTTTTATTTTAATCATAATATATTTACCATGGTAATTAGTTATAAATTTAATCAAATTTTTTTTTAAATAATATACATTTAATTTAAAGTTCGGGGCGTGGTATTGAAGGAGACCATGACGTGTTCGGTATGATACTTGGTGCGGGCGACGGCGATGAAGCTGGAGCGGGATTTTGTGGTGACACCGACGGAGTTTGACTTTGGTATAGACCAGCGGCTCGAGTATTCCGAATCGTTGTTGCGTCTTGTGCGGACTGTTCAGCAGCATTTTTTAATGCTTCGGCCGCATCAGCCTTAAGTTCTGTTGTGTCCCATTTACCCGCCGCCGCTTCGTCCGCTTTGTTAAGAGCCTCCAACGTTTCCTGCGAGATTACAAATGAACCCTCTTTAGTTTGTTTGATTCCTGCCCCCACAACCCACTCCCACCATGACTGGGTAACCGTGGATGGGGACACGGTTTGACGCAATGCGCCAGCTTCATCAAATTCGGTAAAGTCAATTCCTAAATCTTTTGCCTCTTGTAAGCATTTGGCGTATACGACAGACGCGTCAGCGTTACCAGCGTCTGTTCCAATCCTACGTGATGCCCTTGCTAATTGTTCTTTCGTATTTTTTACCCAACTTTCAAAGGCTTCTTTCCGCACTTCAAATTTTTTTGATTGCACCGCCTGCTTTATTTTAGCTAAAAGCGCTTCCTCACTTAAAGGGTTTCCATCAGCATCTGATGTAAATACAGTTTTGTGTTCATGATCGAGTTTTGCTTCTTTGGCGGAAACTTGCCATTCATCGAGCTGATCTAAATTAAATTTATATTTCACCGGATCTTTTGTTGCTTTTGTTATTTCTTCCTCAAGAGCCATTTTTCTTTGTTTTCTACCTCTTGCTCCACGGTGTGAGCCATAAGATATGACGTACGTTTTCGCCCACGCTTCCGTTGCTAATTTATAAGCAAGATGGCGAATATCTATTTTGTTGCTAACACTCTCTCTCGCGCTCTCTCGCGAGGACTCACTTAGGTGTTGATTCTTTGTAATAGCATAATGAACAATCCAATCTTCTTCGATCATATCCCACTGTTCATCGGTCATTCCTGCTGTTTTAATGACGGCCACATCAGGACTCATTTTCAGTTTCCATTCTTTTTGACGGTCTCTCGCTGGCAGTCTGGCATTCTGAATGAAATCTCTACGGGGGCCGAGTATGTCCAAGTCGACCCACGCGTTCGCGGCGGTCCTCTTCCAGGTGCCGGGCCCCCGCGCTTTGATGGCCGCTCGCACCTCGGCGCGCCGCTTGGGGCTTCCGACCAATAAAGCCGCCCTCTCCCACGCGTCCCTTTTCAATACATAAACCCATCTAGAAACATCCGTCAGTTGCAAACATCCTCCGCCAAAAATATTTTTTACGTATTTGATATTTTGTCTTAAAGTAAGAAGAGCACCCCATTCTCGCATAGCCTTTTTGCTCGAAAGTAAAAGAATATGTACAAAAATATTGGCGAAACTGCCTATAAACGGTATGTTAGTCGCTAAGCTCTTGAATAAAGTGAAGAGGTCGTCCAACTTATCACCGCTTAAAAATTGTTCTAAAGTGGTAATAGCTTTAACCACCTCATTACCATAGTATGCTCTATCTCTTGCCCCCGGAAGTCCACCAAACCCCTTTTCTGCCTCCTCGTCATAAAATCGTGACAATCTAAGCTTAATAGATGCTTCTTGACATACTTGGTCTTTATATTCAGATAAGACCATTAATATAAATTCAGCGGTTTTTGGATGTTTAGCTGCCATAAATACCCAATAAATTGCAGCATCGCGGCGATTCCCTGCCCAACACTTAGCAGTCTTGGCAAGGCTTAAATCTGTGTCAGCAGCTAAAAAATATTCATGTAAATTAGGCCAGTAGTGTCCCGCACAATCGTCAATTTGGTCTTGACTACTAACCATCCATTTTGTTATATAAACTTCAATATATCTGACAATTATACCCCATAAACTCTCGACATATCCGGCTTTAGTTAACCCAGTCATGACAATCTCCTTGTAACGACGAGCACTGCCTTGTAGTGTTTCCCAATTTTCTTCGTCGCCGACGGCACCACCAGTCATAGTTGGCGGTGCCCCATTACTATTTATCGCCCAGTCGATATCTAAGTCAACTTTAGTCCTCTCCAAATGTTGCGCACTAGCCGCAAATTCGGTCCGATATGTCTCCCGATCGCTATCCGTAAGGTTGGTATTACTCTTTAATAATATATCCAGTTCTTTTGGTTCCCAAACCCCAGTCATTTTCCCCCAAATTATACCCCCCTTCACCGCTTTGCCTACCGCACGTACGCTTGCTTTCGCGTCTTTTTTACAACACTCATCAGCATCAAGTCTATATAATGGCTCGCACCCCTTTCTTCCAAGATTTTTTTCTGCTATATATTCAACTTTTCTATTTTTAAGTGGTTCCGCACATTTCGCAGTTTTAAATGCTTCGGTGGTTTCTTTTTTTAAAGCTATTATTGCAGAATTCATATCTATAGGATCACCGCCAAACACCGCGGCATCATCCACAGTGAAGCCGGCTAACATTTGGCCAGGAGTTTTTTTAGTACCGCTTTCTTCTTCAGATATTTGACTTTGATTTGTTATAGTTGATACGAGTACGGGAATATCAGAAGACATTCCTTGTAGAACTTTTGTCTTATATACCCACTGTATCCCTCGTGCATAAAAATCTATGCGAATAACTTGAGCTTCATCATATGGCCCCGGTTTTGGGACTGGAGTTGCCCCTAATGGTGCGGCCGCCAGTGTTTCTACAAAGGTAAGAAGTTTCTTAATATTTTCTTTAATAATTTTATCAATCATAATTTCAATTTTTTTATTTATTTTCGCCGTTCCAACCAATTTTTTCCTCACCACCTCCCTAAAATCAGCAAGGCACATTTTATTATCATCAACCGGAGTAATTTTATGATTAAGATAATAACATAAAAAAGTTAATAATCCAAGATCATCATCCGTATCAGCAAACTGAGATTTCAGTAAGTTTCTTAAAACCATTGCCCTTAAAGAGATGAAATTATCTGCGGATGAGGCATCCTGAGGATCGCTACTCATAAACCAGCTCAGAGGACCACCACCAGTAGAAATATTGCGGTATTTTTTTAAAATTCTCATACCAGCTTTACTTGATATTGGTACAGCGTTACCATTTTCAGGGCTAATAATAGTTTTATACATATATATATATATATCGTATACATATTTTAATTTAAATTTGCCTAAACCCGCTTTACGTTCGTTTTAAATGTTCAAAGGTGTAAAGGCGTCTAAAAGGCAAATATATAAATACGACCACGGTAATGCCTTCGCTAAATTTACAATAAAACTTAATTAAGGGAGTATTCGATATATATATATAATGGTATTAGTATTTTCGCTGTTAAATTTATCGCTAATATCCTTTCGAGATTGGGTTCTAAAATCGTTGGGGTTTGAGGGCAATGTTGTTGTCAGTATGATAGTTAATATATGTTTTTCCTTATTCATACCATATTTAATACTTCTTACACACCAATTAAAATTGTGGGACGGAATGAATAAAATCCGCAACGGTTGTTCTTCCCAAGGGTGTTGTACTAACTGGAAAACTATTGAATTGGAAGGCGACGTAGTTAAAAAAAACAAATGGGAGAATTACACTACATTTGGTAAAACGGCGAAGAGTATTTTATATTACATTTCAAACTTAAATTTAAAAGAGCATTGCGGCTTATCCCATTTAAAAGAAATTATTCACAATGATTACGAGCAATCATGGCCGGATGTGTCGCAGGACTCGGCGAAGGTCAGTAACGCCCAATATATGGTTAATCAGTCATATAAGTTTTTACTGCGAGATAATATTTGGTGCAGTGTTTCTAATACAACAACCGAATTAGGGGAAGACAAGAAAACCGAAGGTGTGCGCGTTTCATACATAATCCGGATTTATAGTCATATTCTTTCGTTGGGAGATCTAGTCGAGTTTTTAGATGGTTGTGTTAAGTCGTATACTGAATATTTGGACAAGAAAAACAACGAACAGTATTTTTTGAGTATTAAGAATGCTGATAAAAAATTAATTTGGAATAAGTTTATTTTTAAAAGCAACAGAACTTTCGAGAATATGTATATGTCTAATAAGTCGGACATTTTGTCCCAAATAAATTTTTTTATTGAAAATAAGGACTACTATATTAAAAGGGGTATACCATACACACTGGGTTTGTTATTTTATGGAGAACCTGGTACTGGCAAAACGTCCTTTATTAAGGCCTTGGCTAATAAACTGTCCAGGCATATAATCGAAATACCCCTAAAGAAAATCAGAAGCTGCGAGTCGTTATATGAAGCCTTTTATACCCAAAATTTGACAGGACTCTCCCTAAAATTCAATGAAAAAATTATTGTTTTGGAAGATATTGATGCTATGGACGACTTAGTTAAGCGTCGGGTATCCCCCGTAAACCCAATTGAAAACACTTCCGTGCTTGGTAGTGAAGATACGGGTGAGGAGGATGACGATGGTGAACTGTGTAAAAACCAGGTTGATTTAAGTAGTTTATTTAGCTCGTTCCTGAAGAATCCAAAGGCAGCACCAAGAATTAAGGATATTTCACTGTCGTTCTTATTGAATTTAATTGAAGGAATATTAGAAATGGACGGGAGGATTATCATAATGACCACTAATCATATTGATAAAATAGATCCGGCGTTAATTAGACCAGGCAGAATTGATATGAAAATACAGTTTAAGTTACTATCCACTAAAGATATTAATGATATGGTGAAATTCTATATACCTATGTGGAAACCTCTAAAATTAAAAAACACACTTAAACTATCCCAAGCTCAGTTAATGAATATTATTATTACGTGTAGGGAGGATGTAAATAAAATTACATTAAAATTAATGGATACAAATTAGCACATGTCGCTACTTAATTTCAGAATTTTTTTACGGTATTTTCCAACAACTTTTTGCAACTCTTTATTAAGATTCGTCTTCTGTGTGCTTTTAAGAAAGTTTATATAGCAAAATTTTATATCTGATATTTCGTCAGTATCTACAGGTGCTAATATAACTTGCTTTTCATTAACAGTGTATATATAATACACGGTATTATTAATTGATTTGATCATATTTGTAGCTTTCTTGTCAATCGTTATACGGATACCAGTTTCCTCATATAATTCTCGACTGGCGCATTCATGTGGGTATTCACCCTTCTCTAAATGTCCCTTTGGTATACCCCACTTGGCTGGTCCTCCGTTAAAACCGCGATTTTTAATTATCAATATTCTATCCATAGCGCGATTTAATATAATTACGCCGGCTTTCGGTGGGTAAACGTGTTCCACGCCGTCGATGGTAACTATTAAGGTACGGGCTTTAGGGTCATTTCGGTTGTGCCATGCCCTGCGAACAATTCCTTTGCAATCCCGTCTATTTTGGGGAATAATATATTTTTTATGTTTTCCGCGCGGAGTGTTAATCTTTTTAGAGATTGTGTAAGAAACGGTCATTATCGTGAGTGGGCGATTAATTTATTACCTGATTGGATAAATTAAATCAAATTTTTATAAATCAATGAGCTTCTATAGATTTAATAGTATAATATATTCCTTTATTACGAATCCACATACTGGAAAATTAACCAATATTCATAGTGGTATTGGTAAAAATCCTACAAAACTATTTAACACTAATGATTGGTGGAGAGTTACGTAATACTACATATCGTCTCTACGGGGCACCAGTCAACTGTCCTGTTTGTAACGAAAGGATTATAGAATATAAGAACATATACTTACCAATTTAAAATCACATATATATATATATATTATATGTATTCAAAAATTATAAATCCTACAACAGGGGCACAAGTTCAAATTAAATCAAAATTAGGTAAACGTATTTTAAGAAATTATTTAAATGTTTTGAGTGGCGGGGCACACCTGGACGGAGAGGGAGGGCCCGCGGAGAGGTGGGAGATCCACCCCTCATTAGTCACGCCGGACCGCATGGAGACTTGGGAGGAGACTCGCGAGCATCATTCCAGTGCCCAGACGGAGGCTTTACGCATTATGGCACAATGTGTAGAAACATCTATTGGATTGAAACTGGCTGCGCTATATATCCCTACTGAAGAGTCGTACCCAGAAAGTTTACACCGCGCCCTCAATGATGCTCTTCATATAAATCCTGTTGAGGGGGATAGACTAAAAAAATGGTTAAAAGAGGTATTCACGCTCCATCTCAGCGCGGAGCACACCCCGTCGGTTCCAGAATGGTGGCAGCAAACTTATTCACATTTGCCACCACACGATACTATAAATATTCACTGTTCAATTGTTATGAATATTATTCACCTGATTCTTGTAGCACGTCCGTTTTTCCCGTTGGAGGATTTTTACCTTATGGGAGCTACTATTGCCGCGATGGTATTACCAGAAGGTTCACTTGCTGACTGGCAAATTACTTCCCTCATCCCCCGTCATAACTCCCATGAAGTAGCATCGATGAAAGTATTGATATTAACGATTATTAACGTTGATCCCTGCTGCGACCGGGCTTGTTCACGCATATCGCCCACACTTTCCGCACGCTTAGCCGCAGTGGAAGACGAAGAGACTCAAGATTGGTCCCCGACCAATGGTTGGGTTGATGATATACGAGGGCGCGATGTTCCGGGTGAGAGAATTATGGTGGACTTGCCATTCGGAGATCCTGATGATGAACGTTTTATAACTGTTGAATATCCTCAACAATGGGCCACAATAGATGCTGACGGAGGTATACGTATAACCGATCCGCGCTAACCTTAATAGCACATATTGGTAATTTATATTATTAAATAGTCATACATACTTATAGTATTTCAACTGTTAGTACAAATGTCTATAATGAAAGTATAGAAATAATCACCAATTTAATATGTTCCTATATTATATATTTATACTGAATGCCAACAAAATGCACAGGGATTAATCAGTCGCCAATTAATATAGATACAAACGGTGTTACAAATTGTGGCGCTCAATGCGATTTAATGTTTTATTACAGAAATTCAACAATATACCGTGATAATTATCAAGGCTGCACGTTTGTTGCGTCCAAACCCAGTGGTGACGTCGGTCTTTGCACCAACCATATAGAAAGGGTCCATACAGTTGAATCGCATATATACTTTATAAATACGATTGAAGATCAGGACTATATGCTAAATTAAGGTATAGAAGACTATCAACCTATCATTTTCGGCGAAACGTCGTTTTAATTATTGACTCCTAAAATATATATATTTATATAATATAATGCGGGAAGGACTTACACGAACTAATCCAATAGAAAAGGCACTATATAAAAAATTTTATCCGAAAACCCCACTACCAGATAAGTCCTATGTGTTGGATGGTGATAAATTATTCTTCAATAAAAAGTCAAAATTAAACTTTTTAGCGACCATTAAGGGTCCTGGTCTTACTGGGGGTGGGAAGTCCAGTATCAAATCTAAAACCAAGTCAAAGACCCCTGGTACGCGAGCGCAGATGCGAAAAATATGGGAGGAACGTTGGGTTTTAGAGATTAAAGCTCAAAAAAAACTAGTTCGAGCTTAACAACCTCGTTAATTAATTACAATTAAAATAATTAAAGTATGTAATGAATTTAAAAAATGCATTAAGTACATTAAAATCTACACCAGAATGGACACTGCTCACTGAGACGGATACTATCGAAGAATTATTACCTAAATTGAAGAAAATCTGGTCGACATTCGATTCTTTTACGACGAAACTCTTTACCCAGTATAAAATTTTGTATAAAGAACATATGGTACTGGAGCAGGGTATTCTAATAAGTACATTTCCTGAATATTTTTTATCAGAGTCACTATCTGAGAGTGAACTAACATTATTGAACAGTGCTAAAATATTGTACGCATCATTAATGTCGGATACCCCAGATTTCGAACAAATGGCTAAAAAAGCCTTAACGTTCTCATTGTTGTATAAGGAATGGGCGGATAATGATAAAATTATGCAACTTAATTTTATATGCGAGATATTTAACGGATATCAACAAACATTAAAAGAGATGGACGGGTATAATTTAACTGACGTCGAAAAACAGGAGTATACGACTGAGACACATATATTTTTAAATAAGGTTTTGACCATGATGAAAATTTTAGATTCTGATTGGAAAAATACACTAAATCATTATATTGTTAAAAATATAGACTACGACGCCGAGTCTCATGCCCACATGCATAAATATCTCCAAGCTATTTTTTGGGAAAATATAACGTTAGAATTAAATGTTAAACAAAATTTTAAAATTATGAACTTTTTAATCCAAGACTATATTAATATTGCTAATAATTTAGTGGTAGATGTAACAAGTCTGATTGACTACCCGTGCATTAAAAATACAGACGACGTAATTGCACTCTTAAAGATATTTACGACTATAAATAAGCGCCTCGATTCAGAATTCCCATACAATACCGATATACAACCAAAAAACATTATTAGAACACTTCAAACCCTATTTAGTCGATTAGAATTTTTAATCCAATAAAATCAGCTTAATATTCAGAATAAAACATTCCAAAATAAAAATATCATATTTTATCGTATTATGAAACCCGTCCAGACTCGAGGCGATATTAATAAATTCGGTTTTTTTAGTGTCTGATAGTAGAGGACTATCAAGGTAGTAGTTAAATAATAGGTGAAATATCTTCACGGGTGTTAAATTTAATAGTAAATATCGATATATAATCTTTCTTATGACGATCATGGAATTCAAATTTGGTTTATTTATTTCATCCACGAGAGGCTTAATAGTATCCTCGCAGGTTATGAGGTTATTTTGGACACAACCATTCATAAAATAATGCTGCAAAACTAAATCGGTTTTGTAGGGGTCTCCACAACCTAGGAGTTGTATTTTAGAGACCAAGCTTGGGTCATGACTTTTATTATAGGATTTTAGTGTGAACTCAATATGTTCCTTGATTTCTTCTTGCTTCGGTATTGGGACGCGTATATGAATAAATCTTGATAACAATGCTTTATCGATAAGATTAATATTTTCACAACACAGTATAAATCTCCCCACAGCATGTTGTTTTTCAACAATCCGTCGCAAAGCCAATTGAGCATTTTTAGAAACCTTGTCCATATGGAACAATACGATAACCTTATATTGCAATTTGCCAATATTTTTATAAGTTAGTAAATATTTTAAGAATTCGCAAATAATATGCTTGTCGTAATAACCATATTCGTATAAATTCAATTCGAAATGATACGGTGATTCCACAAAATTTATGGTTACTTTATTATTATTAATTTTTATTGTATGGGTTCTAACATTGCGGATAATATCGTCGTTGGATATTTTATGTAAAAGCCCCGAGATCAAATTGCGCTTGGAGTGTTCACTTCGCCCATAAAAAACTAAATTCTCTAAATATTCCGAATTATAGATTTGGAGTCGTTTCGCTACCTTACTATTATATTTGATACTGTTTAAACTCTGTGTATTTAAAAACATAGTGCGATATATAATGTAGTTTTAAATATTTAAATTAAAATAATGGAACAACACTTGTATAGTATAGAAGAAACTATCCAATTTTTAACTGATTATAAAGCACTTTTAAAATCACAAGAATGTAAATATACCAATAATATGGAAATATTATTGTCAAATTCAGATCTACACCTCCACCGATATATGGAAACGCTATATGAAATTATAGATTGTAATAAAAATGGCATACCCAATAATAACTTGCAAGAGCTTATAGCCGAACGAAGCCTTATAAATAGTAATATCAAAGAAGTTATGCCTTTGATACTGTATCATTTTGCCAATAAATTACCCAGACTATAGAAAAATCATTCTATTTAGAGGTTTAGATTTATGTCCGAGGCCCCCTGGCCCCGCGCTCACCCTTAGGTCCTCTGGGTCCAGCCTTATTTCGAATTTGAAAGTAAAAGTGGAAGGTCATTATAAATTGGAAAACCATGAATATGAGCATAAAAGATAATACTTGAGAGATTTGGGGAAGGGTCAGTGCCATAGGTTTATTATATAATAACATTTTTTTTTTCTACTTAACCACATAGATCGTCCAGTTACGTATAACAGCTAACTTATATACTGCAAGGTGTGTTACTATAATTACATAGTAATGTACTATATATATAAACTGTATGATGTTTTTCTAATGATACATTAGATATATTATTAATATAAACCGTATGATGTTTTTCTAATGATACATTAGATATATTATTAATATAAAAATATTCTATTTTTATATTATAATGATTAAATCAAATTGGGATAATAAAATTTGGAAGATTATCGACACGTATTTTAAATCTACAGATAATTATCTTACAAAAAACCAGATAGATTCGTACAATACGTTTCTAGAAAAAAATATACCGAAAACTATAAGACAATTTAACCCCATTAGTATGCAATTTGGGAGTAGTGTTGAAATTGATAGTTTATTGGATGTTGAATTGGACGCCCATTTAACTAAATATAGTTTATCGATTGATGGTAATCCAACCGAAAAACGGATTCGGCTGCAAGAAGAATACGATCGGGATATAGAAAAATATCGCCACGAAATAAATATTTATGTAGGGGCGACTCCTGTGTGGAATTCTGATAAATCCAAAATAATTGATATTAATGACAATGCCCAGGGTATTTATATGGGTAAGGCGATTATTCAAGAAACTAAAGACGAGGGCGACGCTAAAAAGATTCTTCGAAAAACCCTATATCCAAACGAGGCTCGCCTAAAAAATTTAACATACCGTAGCGAGCTAAGAGTTGACCTTATAGTAGAGAAAATTATTAATAATTACAGGGATCACCATAAATATACCAATATTAATAGCGAGTTACTACAGTCGGAGGAAGAATTGGAGAAAACCTTTGCATCTCCAGATGCAGTCGATTATAGTAACAAGGGTCGGCGAAATCGCTGTATCTTACACTTTCAACACGAGAATCGCAACATTAGTTTTTACCCAAATATTAGCCTGGGTAACATACCTATCATGCTTCGGTCCCGAAAATGTTCTTTGAACACCTTAAAGAATATATCGCTGACGAAGGTAGGGGAATGCCGTCACGACCAAGGTGGGTATTTCATTATTGACGGGAAGGAGAAGGTTATCGTCGCCCAGGAACGAGATATTAATAATAAAATCTATGCTAATTTCAAAAATGACCAGATAAATAAGGTTATCGCTAATATTCGCTCTGCTGCCGAAAATAAATTTATCCCGGCGCGAATTACCAGAGTATGTATATTACACGAAAGGGTTGATCGACAACGGATTACCTTTGATAATACCATCCGCGTTAAGATTCCTTTAATTGATAAAGAGATTCCATTATTTATATTGTTCAGAGCACTTGGATTCTATAGCGACCAGGAAATTGTCGAGGTTATTTGCAATGAAAATAGCGGTCTTACGGAACAGACCTATTCGAAATATTTTTCCAAAATGCTCGAAATATTAACTCCCAGCATCAATGAGAGTAGTTATATTATAAATAATCAAAAGGACGCACTGGATTTTTTAATGGAGCAGATTAATGAAAATTTCATGCGCGACGCACCGAAAACCTACAATATGAAACACAAATGTTTAATGGAAATATTAAAAAATCATTTCCTACCGCATTGCGGACAGGGATTACTTGAGAAAGGGCACTTTCTCGGATTTATGGTACAGAAGGCTATCCATGTTCTATTAGGTATTGAACCTGAGACGGACCGAGATAATTATATGTACAAGCGAATCGACATATCAGGCTATTTGTTGTCGCAAATTTTCCGTGATCTGTATTTCAGAGTTAAAAATAAATTATTGGAGGTGGTTAGGGTTGGGTATAGTAAGAAATTCGGTTCGATAAATACCGAGAATATTACGAATGAAGATTTTTATAAACTAATTGATAACAATTTGTATAATAATTCCTTGGTCCCGACACAATTATTAGATAGAAGTATCATAAATGACGGTATGTTGTACGCCTTCAAAAATTGCTGGGGTTTAAAGGACGCACCATGTAAAGCTGGTGTAGTGCAAGATATTACCCGGATCAGCTATATCGGTTTTGTATCCCATTTACGCCGAATAAATACTCCATTGTCGAAAAGTGCTAAGGTTCGTGCTCCACATTCGTTACACGGTTCCTCGTGGGGAATTATGTGTCCGTCTGAAACTCCAGATGGCGGAAATATTGGAATTCGTAAAAATTTAGCGATAACCGCCTTAATTACACCCGGAACAAGTTCATTTTTATTAGACAGACTAATATATTCACTTGGAGTTGTTGATATTAAGACACGGCGTGATCGAAATATCCGTAATTTACCAAAAACCAGGGTCTTTTTAAATGAGCGTATTATGGGCTATAATGCAACTCCAGCGTATTTTTTCACCGTGTTTAAGTTACTAAAACGAAACGGGTATATCAATATATATACTTCAATTTCGTGGGATAAACAAAATCATATTATAAGTATTTCTACCGATTCTGGTCGAGGAATTAGACCAGTATTTATAGTGGAAAAAGGAAATGTGATCAATTTAACAGACAATATAATGTCCCAAATAGAACACCAAGAGGGCTTAACTTGGACGCAGCTTTTAGTCGGTTTAAATAACGAAATCATGCAAAGTGATACCGATGATAAATGCTATGTAACGGACGATCTTCTAAATATGGGAAAGGACGGTCCTGACGGACATTTGGTCCAATATTTACGCAATATGGGTGGGATAATAGAATATATTGATACGAATGAGTCGAATACTTCGTTAATCGCGTTAAATCCCGCCGACCTGAAAAGCACCATTAATAAATATGACTACTGTGAAATTAGCCCGACGCTGATTTTAAGTATATTAGCTACACTAATACCAGGTCTATCTATGAATCAGGCACCGCGGAATCAATTTTCAGCTTCGCAAGGTAAACAGGCTTTGGGGTTATACGCTTCTAATTATCGTAATCGTATGGATATTAAAGGACAAATACTACATTATCCTCAAAAACCAATTGTAAAAAGTAAATTTAGTAAATATTTATTCACTGACGAGTTGCCACACGGTATTAATGCAATTGTTGCGATCGGGTGCTTTTCGGGGTATAACCAGGAAGACAGTATTATTTTAAATAAGGACGCTATACAACGCGGGCTATTCCGTTCTACTAAATTCAGAACGTATGTCGAACGCGACACAATGGATAATGGTAAAATTATCGAAAAAATATGCAACCCCACATATTTCCCAAATGTAAAGAATATGCATTCTGGGGATTATAGTAAATTGGGAGACAACGGCGTTATTCGTATGGACGAAAATTTAAAGGTTAGTGAGAACGATATACTTGTTGGTAAGTGCGTCATTAGCGACGAAAAGGATGCCGACGGCAATGACATTTTATATGATAATAGCGACTATGTTCGTCGTGGTGAAGACGGTTATGTGGACCGGGTATTTATCAATAAAGGGAATGAGGGACAGAAATATTGCAAAATTCGGATCCGTAAGGATAAAGACCCTGAATTAGGAGATAAATTTGCTTCCAGACATGGTCAGAAAGGAACAATCGGTATGGTCTTACCAGCGAAAGATATGCCACGGACTAAAGACGGTATTGTCCCTGATATTCTTGTTAATACTCACGCGTTCCCCAGCCGAATGACAATTGCGCAATTTTTAGAATTATTATTGGGTAAAGTGTGCGCCATTAACGGATTTGAAAGTGAAATTGCACCGTTTACTCAAATGCTGGAAGAAGGTGGTGATTCAGAAAGCATTATTGACAAAACGCGAAATATTTTAGAAAAACTCCAGTATGAAAAGAATGGGAACGAAATTATGTATTCTGGAATTACTGGAGAAATGCTAAAAGTTAATTTTTTTATTGGGCCTACCTTTTACCAACGACTTACCCACCAAGTTTCTGACAAGCAGCAATCGCGTAGTAAAGGCTCTAATACTGCACTGGCCAGACAACCAGTTAGTGGTCGCGCTGCGGGCGGTGGTGGTAGAATCGGCGAAATGGAACGCGACGCTATTTTGTCGCATGGAGCAGCTGATTTCTTAAAAGAAAGCTTTATGGAGCGTTCCGATAAATATCAATTTTGGATTTCGTGTAAAACTGGTCTAATTTCAGCAGTAAATCCTAAGAGAAATATATATAAAGATTTAGCCGGCGACGCTATGAAACAAAGTATTAGCTTATTATCCAGACTCCAGGAATCTACTAACGATATTGAGAAAAAACAAACCGAAACTTCCAAAAGTGAATTTGTGTGCGTCCAAGCGCCGTACGCCTTTAAATTGCTAATTCAGGAAATGGAGGCGATAGGTATTGCTCCAAGATTGGTCAGCGACCGCACCTTGCGTAAGTGGAAGTCGATAGCTCTTAAAAATAATGGCTTAGTTATTTTAACCGAAAGCGATAAGCACCTGTTGGAATATACTCAACGTGGTGAAATAATTACTAACTCACTAAGTAAATATCATAATGAAATTAAGCGCTCATTGTTATTGCACACAGCTTCGAATATTCGGTCGGGCTATACCCATTATCCAGACTATAAATCGATGGACGAGAAAACGCAAATGGCGTTGGATGACTATTGGACAACCAGAGCATCGTCGCTAATTGATTTTTCGGTCGGCGTCGGGGGTGATTTACATAAATGGTACTCGGCGGACTATAAAATCATTTTAGGAATTGACATATCAAGTGAAAACATTGAACGGTCCTCCAGCGATTCGACTGAAGGTAGCTATTACGCCGATAAGGATGGAGCCCTGAAACGCCTTGATAATCTGAGAAATGGAATTAAAACTAATAGTCGTCAGAGAGAATGGGCACGCAAAAGTAAAATCGAATTTATTGTTGGAGATTCGTCAAAATTGCTAAATTTAGAAGATGCACCTATAGATGCCTTTATATCACAAGGGACCATTAATCAAAAAACTCGCTCCTTCGATTTGGTAGATCCTAAATATAGCCAACAATTACAAACCTTCTTAACGCGGTATATACCATTAAATGAATATTCATCCATTAATATGAAGCAGTTAAAATTTGGGACGGCGGTCATGTTCTTTTCGATACACTACTTATTTGATCGACAGGAGCGTCTACGTAACTTTTTTACAAATTGCTCCAAAACATTAAAGCTTGGTGGGTATATAGTTGTTACTACCTTTGACGGGTGTCGCGTACTTGAAAAATTACTTCAAAATAAAGGGTTGTATCAGCATGAAGGTGAATGGTCCATAAAATCACATTCGGCATTAAGTGCCCTGGCAAGCAGTTTCGAAAATGGTTTTGGTAAAAAGATTACTGTATTTGTAGACTCGATTGGTACTGAAAATACTGAATTTTTAGTTAATCCCGCATTACTTATTACGTTCGCCAAGATGATGGGATTTACTTTGGAGAATTCCCCAGGGTCGTCCAAATTTGAGTATCCAACAGATACCTTTGATAATATTTTACACCATTCCAAAGCAAAGGCTGCCTTGGGGAAAAACCCACCCATGAAGGCGTTTAGTGATTTAAATAGATATTTTGTTTTTAAAAAAACTGCTGAACTGGAGAATTTAATAAATCCAGACATTGGCGTTGTTGATATGAAGCAGATAGACGAATTTCCGAAAGTAGAACTGCAATCGGCATTCGCATATTATCCGATTAGCGTCCCAGGATCCCAGTTTAAGAAAAAAGTATATCGTTCAAACTTGTTACCAACTGCGGACGAAGTCACGCACCTAAATTACTCCATTTATATTGCGAATCCTGATTATCGTAATATCGTCGCACCGTTTCATATTTGTGCCAATTTACGCCAGATTAATAATTTAATTGACGTCCCCAGATATTATATAAAGGACCATAAATGGCTGAATTCCGTAGGACCTCTTCGTGAGATAAACAATATCTATGAAGATAATAATTGTTATTCTATTCCAGAATCATTTCGGGATATATTAGAGAAAAAACGCGACCTATCAATATATCAGAATATCGACAACACCTCCTTAGAAAATACTTTGGAATACATATATTCGAATATTAAAGTAGGGATTTATGTACAGATTTCGAATGAAGTTTTGTATAATTTTACCCCAATCATTAATTATAATGAGCACAAATTCACCAACGAAATTTTAACCAGAATACAATCCAGTGAGACGGAATCTGGATTGACTAATGTTTTAATTGAATTAGATGCTTTCGATAATCTTATATACACCCCCGGTGTAAATTCCCGCACCGACGCCCTTAATCATACAATTTTTATAAAATCCATGAACCATACCTGCTATAGTGTTTTAGTTGGAAGTGACGTACTAAGTCACCTGATCCCACATTACTATATATATAAGGACATGATAGAACAGTTATTGATTCACTCACGATCAGATTCGCCACAACGAATCCGCGTCAATGATAACGAATGCATCATTAATGTGTTAGAAATGCCAATCGTCAAAATAATTAATACCGCCGGATCGGAGGAAGTCGTCCACCCCGTATTCGGTCAGAGACATTTGGGGGGTGGTGTTAATGATAATTACGGTATTGAAGGCGATGGTTTAGCTCTGGAACAGAAAATGATTCCCATATTAAGTGCGTATCACGGTCGTGTATCTGGAGAAACCATTACATTTGGTGATATTCCTATTCCAGACATTCATTCGTATATCATCGCAAAAAATATCCAACAAGCTGAAATATCCTTTATTGATACGTACGTGGTGGGTCGGACGGGGCATAAATTAGTCACTTTTGTAAACACGGTTGGTCCAGAGGAGCACAATGTCCGTGCGCTTGTTGGAACACGGCGAGAGTTTTTCAAGAAGCTATTCGCCCAAGGACCCGCTTTAGAAATTATCGATGTCGCCAATGGATTTGAGAAAAATAATCTGGTAATGATGGAGAAGGGTTTATTAGCTGAACCTGAACTTCAAAAAGAATATGAATTTAAATCCAGAAAGACGTTGACCTCAGCTAATGGGTTTGGAGTGTTCTCAACTATTACCGCCAATGCTATAGTTTATATAGACGCTTTTGGAAGCGATCACTTATTGACGTATAGTTTAGCTTATAGGAAACCAATTATAATGTTAAAGGATTTTACACATCCGTTCCAACTATGGTATGAGCATCTTTTTGTACCATACGATTTCGCATTTGGTGCCGATAATTCAAAGGCGAACATCTTTATCATTGATACTGGTGTGATACGCATGCGCGTCGATTCCGCCCAGGAATCAGACGGTGTTGTCGGCACGGGGTCGGACGATAAATTATTGAAAGCCCTTAGTGTGGAAATTGGTTTATGCTCCCAGGTGTTAAATGAAGAGCATGAGCGGTACATCAGCACTAACACTGGGGATAGTATACGGGCCCGAGAGTTGCGAGAAAGCAGGAAACAATATTCGTTATTGGGTGGTGTATTGACTAATTCCCAACAATTAAGTTCCCTTATATTTGGAGGTATTCCGCATGCGAATGACACCGCCTCCGAAAATTCGAATTGCAACACAATATATCAATATTTGGCAACCAGTTTGAATAGTGTCAGTTTCAATTTCACAGGTGAAAAACCAGTTATTAAATCAAAAGAACAGGTGGGTGAATATATAAGCGAGCGACTTTTGGTGAAGTCCAGTAGATTAGCCAATTTGGAGGCTACGACGTTAAACAGTCGTATTTGTACCCACGAAATAGGGGAATCTATTAGCATTAAGGGATTAATGTATACTTATATTACATTTTCTGCCAAACACGACGTGTTTGAATTTATACGTGCCAAATTGGTAGAATCTTACCGGGAAACAGCAAATCCCGGTGGTACCAGCGATCCAACATTACAAGAAGAAACCGACGACGATTCGCCGCCATATGTGGTTTCACCCGAAGGTGATTCTTCCGACGACGATTCGCCGCCATATGTGGTTTCGCCATAACCCAACCGCTACTAATATAGAAAACAATATAAATTATACCTATTCTGGTACTGAACAGGTCTTGTGGTGGGGAATATAAAGGATTTCAATAATTTTGATTTAAATATTAACTATTATTCGTAAATAATACAAAATGGGAGAAGACCGATATTTCCACAAAGCATGGGGTGTTTGTAAGCAAATGGTCCGAGATAGGGGCTATTCACTTTCACCTGACTATGAAAAGCTATCTCAAATAGATATTAACTATTTATTGGATAATAACACTCTAAATATGATTGGGACTCGTGCCAATGACGAAAAAATTTTCATAAGGTTTATTAATATGACTAAAACCAAGGTATCTTACTTACAGGGCATTGTCGAAGAAATTCAAAAACAGCATGCAAAAACTACAATTATTCTTATTTTAAAAAAAAGGGTCAGTTCGATTATAAAAAAACTTGAAACGCGAGGGAATTTTAATGTTCAAATATTTCACTCCAAGGTTCTCTTAATGAATCCTACTGAATATAGTTTAGTCCCTATACATATTAAATTGAGTCATGATGAGGCCCGCGAGGTGCTAACCAAATATAATATATTATGTAAATCGCAACTACCACTATTATTGCCAAACGACCCAATCGTCAAATATTATAATTTTAAGAAGGACGATATTATTAAAATCGTTAAAAAAGCCAGAATGACATATGAAATCCAATATAATGCAACGGCTAAAAAACTTAGCACTAAAGAAGTGTCATTAGAAAAATTTTTAATTGAAACCAAAGTGATCCATAAAAAAAAATCTAACATTGACAGACGAAAGCTGTTGAAGGCCTATGTAGATGAAAATAATGCGGATATTATTCGATATCGCTACGTGAAATAAACAACATTTGGAGTTAATAAAATTATGTATGATTATATTAATGCCAGTTAAAAGCTACACTCTTCAGAGGAGCACCAACATAGAAGAATTACGCAATACGTACACCGGTCTTTTGGACGAATATTACGAACTATATCAGCAATATCTAAGCTATAAATTTTCAAGTAACAAGAACGAAAGAAAAGTAGAGACAGAACTCAAAATTCCAGAATATGATTGGGTTGGAGAATCAGGGGTCGCAAGCACCCCTGACCCAGGGTTTACATCACCCTGCGCGGGCGTATGTGATATGGACTATTTGCAGAAGGTATTAGCTCCAAAATGCACAGCAATGGGGTCATCGTGTGTTGGAATAACCAATAACGGCGAATTAAAGTCCGTTGTCCCGACCACCCCATTCAATATTACTTTGCCAGGGAAAAATGGCAGCGATACCTTAGAGTCTATATTTCATAAAAAAACTGTTACGACAACAAAAGTTATACCGGCCACCAAACTTGCGGAGGATGCTGCTGCTAAATTGGAAATTTTAAAATTGAAAATTGCAAGTATTTTAAATGAATTAAAAGCAAATATTGAAACCACTGATGGTCGCTTGCGACAACACACTCAAGCGGTGGATTCAAAACGCGCTGTTATTTTAGCCAGGAATAAAAAACTCCAAAGACAGGATCGGGATTTAGAGGGTATCCAATTAAAATTGATTTCACGAAGACGCCAAAATGAATTTTCAGCTGAACGAAATCGATATAGAAAGGTACTGCTTGTGTTATTGGTGTTATGCAACGTGATACTTATAGGGTATTTTGGGTATTTATTAACCAATTAGAAATAATTTAATTTCTTTTAATATATTAATAATTAATATGTTAAAGGGTAGTCCACTTAAAATAGCACAAATCGAGGGATTATTAAGTCAAACCATCAATGAACACTTCATGTTGAAACATGACGACCAAATGCTAGCGGTCCCTGAAAACGAGATGAAAGATTTGGTAAATGTTCGTCGCGAGCTAATGCAATTATTGTTCGACGCGAAGGAAGAACGATACAATAAAAATTCGGAACTAATGGAATCCCAAAAAACCAATGAAATATTAAACAACTTATTGGAGAAACAAACTGTTCGGCGCGACGGGTTAAATAATACGGCGCACTCCAAAATTAACGACGATATAATGTCGGAAAATAAGGTCTTTCAGATACGTGAGAACGACTATAGAAAAAAAAATTACTACATTTTTATATGGAAACACATAACCGCCTATTCAATATTAAGTCTATTAACGGGTTTATTTGTTAAAACCGGGCATATGACGAAGAGAACTGGTATCGTATTGTGCCTGATGTTTATTATAGGATTAGTTCTAGTATTGGGTATAAACTATTATGTATTTACTAAACGAAATTATATATACTTCAATAAATATAACTGGAAACCAAATATAACTAATGTCGATTCCCCTCCCCCAACTACATGCGACAAATGATATTATTTTATATAATGCTCAATAATAACAATTCCAAAGGTAGGGGGAATTATAATAGAGAAAGTTATGAGTTCGTATAACAAATGTGTCAGTTAAATTTAAAACATTTAATTATTATAACAGAATGAGTGGTAGTTATATAACAAAGGGTAAAGGTATATGTGATTGGCATTACACCATTGCCAGAGGGCCCAATAATATGACCAGTTGTGCCAAAGCATGTAATAAACTAACTAATTGTAAAAGATTTTCGTACTCAAGACATGGGTGTCGTATAAGTAAATGCGGTTCGGATCCAGGTCCTGATGCATGTCCATCCGACAAACAGTGTCCCATATCAACCTTACACGGTGGTGCATGGGGAGAAATAAATACAACCGAAATCGTACCTGCGGCGGAGTATGAAAGAATACAGGCTATGGAGGTGAAGACTACACAGTTATTAAAAGCGGGACGAGCCGCCCACATAAAACAAGTTTCCCAAAAAAAACAGGATGAAAAGGCAGCGGTTAAGGGTCACGAACACGCTAAAATTGCAATAGAGTCTAACTTTGTAACTGATTTAAATACCACTACAAGTAATTATAATGCGGAACATAAA